AGATGCTGGAAGTTGTTCAATCCTAACATTTGCATTATCTGTCTGCCAGAATATCTCAAACCATTGAGGAAGAGTGTCAACCTCTACAAAGAAGTTCCAGGCTGCTACAACATATGGCGCATTCGATGGAACAATAAGTTTTGTGTTGGTATCTGGCTCAGTATTATCATTATGCTTTAGCCAAATATTTACTGTTTGACCTGAGCCCCCGCCGCCAATGTGATAAAACTGTGCAGAAAACTGAATATTATAAACGCCTAACTCAGCAAACGTAATTCTTGTTGGGTAGCCTAGGGCATCATTTGTTATAGATACACCCTGAGATAACTGAGTATTCTCAAATCTCATTGCTCCTGCGGTATTTGCTGCAAGAGATTGATCTAAAGAACTAGAGAATGCTCCATGGTATGGATTTAATCCAGACATTCCTCCACCATCAAGGATTGCTGGATGAGTAAACCTTGCCATTATGAGCCAGATTCCAATCCTATAATAATAACTGCGGCAGACATTCCATTAGCCGAAGATACTGCATAAAGCGTTGAGTTTCCTGGAAGTTCAAATGAGATTGAATGGTTTGGAAGAATTCTAAAACCATATGATGATGCGGAAACATTTTCATTTCCTATATAAATAAAACCACTAGAATTAACATTCTGAATGGTAATATCTGCTCCTGCATGAACTACCTTTGGTCCAACGAGAGTTGGAGTTGATGCATTCAGAGTATAAACCTGATGCCTTGTTTTATTGTCCATACTTCATTATATCCTATTCAAAGTCCTTATAAACAAATCTGCCGCTATCAAAATCTACCTGAACAACGAACTCTCCCAAGAATCCATTACGATTCTTTCTAAATACCGCCTCAAGAACATCGCTGTTGGCCGCACGACCAAGGGCGAGCAGCCAGTCAGCATCATACGCGATCTGTCGTGACCAAGAGGTCTGACCAAGTGTGGGGACACTATTCATGTCAGTAACATCATCTGGGGTAGCAGAAGAAATAGCAACAACAGGAATTTCTTCTGAGATAGCCAGCAACTTTAGTTCACGACTAAGATTCTTCATCTTCACAACCTCATTGTCTGTGCGCTGATTTGCACTCATCAAATTGAGGTAGTCAACGAAAACGATATCTGGCTTATACTGATCAATCTTGCCACGAAGAACTGAAGGGGTTACCTCGCCAATACCCTCGTTTGAAATAATGTGAATGCTTGGCTTGCCATCAAATGTTTTATGCATCCACTTCTTCATCATGTCGGTTTCAACGTCGCCCTTGGAAAGTTTACGATGACTCCACATACCCTGACCGATGATAGCAAAAATACGATTACGAACTTCTGCTTCAGTCATTTCTAAAGAAACGATAAGTGGAGTCTTGCCATTTTTCCAAGCCTGTACCGCAAGATATAATGCCATCCAAGACTTACCAATTGCAGGATAGGCAAGCAAAACACCAAACTGACCTGGAGTAATTCCTGCTGGCAGATAGTTATCAAACCCTGCTAGACCCGTGTAAATTCCATGCGAACCACTCTCCTGAAGACGCTTAACCTGTTCAAAGTATGCAAGAGCATCGTCAATATCAGAAACGTCAAGATCACGGACGGTTGATGTAATTCGCTTAAGATTTGCTGTCTCAGTAATGAGTGCGTCTAGCGCTTCACTTGCCTTACCGTCCTGAACGTCTGAGGCTGTCTGACGCAGCAGAATCTTAATATTATCATTGAGATATTCTGAACGCAGTTCTTCAAGATGGTGCTTCGTTGCACCAGTATCTGGAGAATAGTCAAAGTCACGAAACTTTTCTTTGACAACATCTACAGGAGGCGCAGACTGATTCTGCTCATAATAATTACGAATGAATTGCCAAATGTCATTGTGTGTACGCAAAAGCGTATCGACATTTGCTTGTAGCAGAACATGAACTTGCTTGTCATTTAGTACCGCAGATAGCGTCTTAGCCTCTAGATTCACTTAACCATTCCTTTGCCTTACGGCGCATTTCTGCGCGAAACTCTTGATCTTCCTTTTGTGCCTGCATGGATTGTAGCAGGCGATCAACGTTATTGCAATACCCCTTCCACGTTGGTCGTGGATTGATCTTAAAATAATAATCCATCGCTGACTCAAGTTCTGGATCGTCATATGATTCAAGAAGGTCGTCTGCTGCCCACTGCTCCTTATGCTTATTTAAAGCAGGGACAGGCAGACCAGCCTCCTTGCATCGCTTCTCAAACTTACTAATCAGCGCAAAGCGATACTTTCTATCTGACACTATAGTGCTGCCTCTGAAAGAATGGCAGTCACGCAGTAAACACCATCCTCATCAATCTGAGAATTCACTGCAAGCATTACTGTGTTATCGCTCTCATACTTCTTGATTTCCTTAGCAATTACCTTAAGCGCATCTGCTGCTGTTGGTGCATAACCACAAATTGCAAATGGCATTTCTGCTGTTGCTAGATAGGCGTGCTTCTTTCTCATCCCAATTCCTCCTTGGCCTCATTCAACTTCTCAATTAGTTGTGACTCAACAAATGCATATACACGATCAGAGGCTTCCTTAGTGGTTTCTCCTTCGCGCACATGGTCTGTGATTTGGCAATCAATACGCAATGACTGAAAGTTGCCAGTATTTAGTGTATATCCAAGATTCCACTGAACCTTTGTTGGCTCCATGCCAATCCTTTCGCTAGTTGTGCGACCAGTATACTCCTCATAGTGAGGAGTGTCAATACCTAAAGGGTTTCGCTGAAAACTGGAATAAATCTACCATTCTCATCTTTAACGTAATAAATCATACCGTCCCCCATAGCGTGACGCAACTCTTGTTCAGTTGGAGTCTTGTTGTTTGTCACTAGTCCGTCTTTTCGTGCCCTGCCCATATGTGTTTGAGCCATTAGGTTTCTGGCTTCCCAAATGTGGTCCTCGCTGTAGTAACTTAGGTGATGAAACGCGGTTTCGCCACCAGGGAGTTCGCCTACGGGTGGAGGGAGAAAACCTCTTTTGACTAATCTTGGTATGCTCTTTCTATGGTAGTTAAGCAACTTAGCGGCTTCGGCGACCGTGTAAGCCCTTCGTCGCTTACGTTTAAATTCTACCATAGTTGTTGTCATCTGTATCTCTTTGGTACAATTCCAAAGCGTAATAATTCCAGATGCTCTGCTAAAATGAGTTATTCTTACTAAGTCTCCGTCAAGAAACCAAGTCTTTCTTCTTGGTCTTTGAATTACTGGCAGATTGAGGCTTTCATTCTCATTTTTTCCATTTGCCACAGCCATATGGCTTCCTTGTCTGACGCATCAAAATTATGATAAAACTTTCTGTGACCGCATCTAATACAAAAAGTCTCCATGTGGTTATGCTCAGAAAATGCTCTGTCTACGAACATTCTTCCTTTGCACTTTGGGCATCGTAACATAATGAAGAAATTATATCAGGTTGGAATTCCTATTGCTAAGATGTTAACTGATGTGGTAGCCTGACCGCCAGTATTAAATCGAACAATACCTTCAATTCTTGATGTAGTGATTGAACGAATAACAACTGTTACGTCATCGCCAACATCTGATGTACCACGATTAATTACTGTTGCAGTTGCAATAGGTGGGTACTTAAAGTCTGATGAGTAAGAAAATGACCATGGCTTTGTATCTCCAGCGGTTACTTGATCGTTTGTTGTAATGTCAACGTAGCCACCAATGATGCGAGCAGCCCTAGTTTGAATAACCTGATTTCCAGCATCTCTTGTAGAAATAGTTGTATAGTTATAGGTTGCTGAAGATATTTCATTTGAAACATCATTAATTGCATTCGCAATCTGATAAATGTAGGTAACGTCTAAAGGCTGACCGCGATCTGGAAGAGGAATTTTTGCCATAGGAAAATTATACCACTACAGGGTGGTAATAGAACCACTATAGAGTCTAAAAGGATATCCAGTAATTGACCCCGTTCCAGACAACGCTCCAGTTAAATTAACCCTGTTTGTATCTGCTATTGCGTCTGCACTAGTTGGATATAAAGCAAAAATTGTGTAATTTATTGCTCTAATATAATACGTTCCGCCATTAGTAAGCGGTGAGACTGGCGTTGTAGAGGCATATGTTATTGAATTACCAGTTGTATAGCCATGACCATTTGCAAGAATAAAAGTATTATCAGTAATATTAATTGTCGCAGCATTTTGTGCAAAAGACTTAGTTTCTTGATATCTTGAAATTGGTCTGCCAGGCCGATATAATTCAATATAAAGTTGTTTTGGCGTTATATTGCCATATGGTGGATTTGGGTCTGGATATGTATTTGGAATGTTAATGTTAATTGATGTTGAAAAAACACTTTCCTTAAAGGTCCAGTTGCTTGGTGTTGCACCCCCATTGCCAGCCCATTTTATCCATAAATCATAATAAGGAAGTTCTGCTACACTAGATAAAGATCCATCAATATCTTTATATATTGTCACGGAATCCCAAGTTGCCATAACGGTGTCACCGCTTTTTTGCAGATGAATTTGTCCTGGTATTTCTTGTGTTCCCGCAATAAACACAACTTCTGGGTTTACAGAATATATTGGCGACCATGCTGAGACTCTGTTCCTGTCATCAGAAACTATTCTAAAACGAACTTCATAGTTTGGATCGTATATGCTCATTCCTGGAAACTGCTCTTTGGGAACAATTAATTTTTTAGACATTATGAAACTCCAAGGGCAAATCTAAAGTCAATGTAGTTATTGGTGTTTGCTGCCTTGGTTATTGGAGTTCCGTCTTTTTGTACAATAGAATAACCAGACATTTTGTATGTTGGATTTTCTGTTGTATTCTCTATCCTAAATCCATCAAGCGCTATGTAATGATCCTCAGACAAACTATCGTCTGCTTTTACGACAGAAACAAAAATTCTACAAACACGAATTTGTGAAGAAGCAAAGTCTGGAGCAGTATAAAATCTTGTATATGGTGAAGTGTATAGCCCAGATTCATTAGAATAATCTATATTTTGAGAAATTTCAAATGATGATACATGATATCTATTTAAATCAAACGTTGTTCCAGGTATATATATTTGTGCCTTAGCGTATCCATTTTCTGTATCTATTTCATTCTTATAAAACTCCATCAAAATTTTTACATCTTTAGGAATTATCTCTGCCACGGCAGTTTTGTCTACTAATGAAAAGGCAAGTTTTAAAAGGTCAGAGGTGTTGTTTCCAGAAATATCAAAACTTATATTGTTTAAATGAATATGTGTTCCTGATGCAACCCAATCTCCTTTAAGTTTTGTAGCAGAGTCCCATGCTCCTCCAGCAGATGGCGATATTGTGGAAAGGTCGCCACGGACCATAAGCGTTTTATTTAAATGCCTTGGCCCCTCTTTTCTTTGTTTTCTAAAATTAACTTGGAAAATTGGATCGCTAGTGTTGGCATAAAAGGCATCGCTTGTTTCTTGAATATCCGTTGTAACGGTTGTGCCATTATCTCCAAGATTGGTATTAAATACTGGATCGCTAATAGAAGTATTATGAACTTTCCAACTTTGTGTAAAATTGAAAATCATTCGGCTATCATATTGAGTTGTTAGACTATTGCCCCCTGCTGACCAAATTCCCACCTCAGTTATGTCATACCTATTGTCTGTTGGAAGTTCTGCTGTAAGGGACATTTTTGTTCTTGTTACAATGGCTGTCCCATTTGGTGAAACTGCAACTGCTGGATTTACATTTGTTCCAATGTTTGCATAACTAAATGTTGTAAATGGGGCGCTTGGATTTGGGCCAATTGCTGTTACGCGATACTGACCGTTAAATGTGCTATCTATAGAAGAAATAATGACTGTTTCTCCAATAACAATATCGTGTGGGACAGACGTTGTTAGTGTTGCAATATTGCTATTACGATATTTTTGAGATATAGCATATGTTTCTGAGTTATCAACAAACCCTTTAGAAGAAATTGGCACCCTTGTCATTTCAAAGTCCATCATAGTTTTTCCAAATACTGAATTTGGAATAGATTCTTCAGCATCAAGTGGCGTTGCGCCGCATCCTATAGACAGATGAGTAGCATATGCTGGAACCTGACCCAACAAAAATTTGGCAATAATTTCTTTTCCGTCGTTCGTAATCATAGGCTCTCTACCGTATCAATTGTACCATTTGACAAAATTTGAATCTGGATCTCTTCAGAATCCGCTACATCTTCTATTTCGATAACAAGATCACCATTATCATTAAAATATGGATCTGCGATTCCCCTATCAATGATATTAATTCCAAATCTAGAAAAATAGTCTGCTGTATAGGCTGTAGCAATAATGTTATTTGGATTAAACTGCTGATTAATTATGGGAAGGTTTTTAATTGGGCTATAAACAACATCTTGTCCGTCAATAAGATCGGTTCTTGACATGTTGGCAAGTTCTACCGCCCCAATATCCTCGTATAGCAAATCTGTAATTAAAGCAATATCTACATTCTGTTCGTCAAACTGAATAATATCACTAGGTGCAACCTTAAAGTTTTTGTTTGCAGTTGATAGTGGCCTAAATACTGGAAGCGCTGGTGCTGGTGGTGGAGGAGGTGGCGCTGGGTTACTTGGTCCAGATGGGTATGGCCCAGGTCTCCAAGTTCCTCCTGCATCAAATCCTCCTGGGGCATGGCCTCCTTCCCACCTAGGTGTTCCAGGTGGTAAATACCAAAATGGATCTGTTGTCATTTTATACCTCCGCCAAATAGACCGTGGTTGACATAGACTGAGAACTTCTTGAATGCTCTATGTTGTAAACCACAAATCTTGTTGTATTTGGTGACACAATATCTATATCATTGCTTACATAGTCTATATTAACAATATCTCCAAGTTGTATGTGTGGTACGCCAAAGGTCGTAATGCCAACGGTCTTTCTTGGATACATTACCTTTTTGATAACCCAGTCCATCATTGATTCTGCTGCGGCATCAGTTTGTACATACTGCGTATCAATTGTAAAATCATTTCTTCCATACTTATTCCTGCTATTTTCAATATCCGAATATAGTTGTTGATACTCTTGATATTGATTATTGTCGTAGTATGTATTGTTTATAAAGTTGCTATTTTTCTTAAAGAAGTCGTCTACCTTTAAACTATGTGTAGTGTTTTGTGTAAAGGCAATTCCCAAAATTCTAAGATAGTTGCCACTAGTGTCGTCTAGATTAAGATTTTTGTCAACAGCATTAAAGATTAAAAACTCTGCTCCATATGATCCAGCCAAGAATCCAGAGACTGTGTACCCACGAACTCTATTTATAGTCTGTGCAAGTTGAGCGTATAGGGCTGGATATGCTCTGTCATATCTTATCTTAAAGTATGCTGCCTCCCTCATTATGGTTCCAAATTCATCGTAATACATACTATATTTTGGTGGCGCTTCAGAACTAATTCCAGACAGGTATGTGTTTTGAACAATGCCACTGATAGCATATTTTTTAATTGCTTCTGATTCTGTAATAACTTCGTCACCAAAAATTTTTGAAATTGGAAGTTGCAATGATCTAGCAGTATTTTCTGCAAAATTTTCTGCCAAAGCATACACATTTTCAAACATAATTCTTGATGTTCCACGAACAAAGAGGGCAACGTTATTATACTGTGGCAAAGGATTTGTGTCATCAACAACGGCAATCTGCTTGTTGTTGAGATAAAGATAGAATCTACGAGTCTTTCCAACATCAAGGTACTCTGCTGAAAGGTCGTATACAGTAGTTTTTTCTGATGTTGTTAGTCTAGACTGAGTAGTAAATTTTCCATCATCTACTAAAATTTCTGTATACCCTCTCCAAAGAACCTCTGGTATGGCAAGTTTGTTTTTGCTAGTAACAAGGCCTATTTCTGCTAGATCTGCCTCACTAATGTTTCCAGATGCCGCTGTATTGTATTGAATAGTTCGATCTCCAACAGCCGTTATTTGAAACTCTCCATTTAAAAGGGGGTCTACGCCAGTGACAACAATCTGCTCTCCCTCAACAAATGTGTGATCTCTTAATGTAGTAAGTGTAACTAGTGTTCCTACACGCTTTTTCTTAATAATGTCTGCTGTAAGCGATCCAGAGACTACTTTATAAAAGAATACATCTGAAATCAAAGTGTCGTTGTCAACAGTTTGTATGACTGTCCCACCATTTGATGACGTTGTGTTTAATGGAACCTGCACCATTGTTCCTGATCCGTCTGGCGCTGGGGACGTTGCAGTAATTGTTTTATTAACAATAACGTTATAAGATATTGCCGTAGCAAAACCATTTGGATCAGCAACTGGTATCTGTACTGGATCTACACTGTTGGCAATCCTAAATGTATTTGCAGTTGGGGTGTCATAGATCGTGGCCATTTGTGCATTATATGCCTCTGGATTTTCTCCTGGATCTACTGTGGCTTCAATGCCAGTTACGTTTACCTTTTGTCCTGCAAAAAATCCATGATTTGTTGATGTGGTGTATGTTACATATGTTCCGTTTGCACTTACAGCAGTGATAACCTTTTCTTCTCTCGTAGTATTAACAGAATTAACTACAAGTCCATTTCCATTATAGTCAGCAGTAAGGCCAGAGACATTAATGATATGTCCAGTTTTGAATACATCATTGGTTACCGTATAAGTTATTGTGTTTGCATCATGTACAGCCTTAACAATTGTTTGATTTCCTGAAACTGTTGGTAGTTCACAAATAAAGGATTTTCTGTTTGCAGAAATATTTTTTACTGTAAACTGGCCATTCATGGCAGTTGGACTTGTTTTTCTGTTATCATCAACTAGTCCAGAGATAACAACTTTGTCTCCCACCTCAAACTGACATTGGTTTTGAAGATATACGGTCATTAATGAATTTGACACAGTTACCTTTGGATCTTTTAATATAGTATATGAAATTGCATTTGAATTATTTTTAAATGAAGAAACAGATGACTGAGAAAGCGCAGCGATTTCAAAGTAGTACCCAACATTTGTATCTTTATTGAGTCCAAAGGCGATGCCACCGCTTCCACCAGTAATTGAAACCTGCTGACTAGTATTCTGCGAAATAATATCTGTTGAATAAATGTCAAACGCTCCAATCGGAGTTTGGCTTTTATTTGTTCCAGATTCTATGCGACCAATGATTCGCATTCTTGTTCCAAAATGCTTATATGGCTTTTCAAAATTTTTGTATGCATATGTAACGAAATCTACTGGATCTATTTCTGCTGGAAGGTTTGGCCCATTAAATACAAGCGCTGAAGTTTGAATAGATCCAGATCGTGAAGTTTTGTAGTAATCAACATCTCTTTCAGTAATATTTATGTTGGCAGCAAAGTTTTTAATAATGCCGTTCCTTGTTGACTTTACAGCATATGACTGAGATGTATATGGCTTCTTATTAATAATTTTTGTATTGCCAGCCTCGTCTATTCCCGTATTAGTTGGGTAAGACAAAGTGGTATTTGTATTAAAAAGATATTCTCTTGAATTCTGAATGGACGCCCTTACATAAAGATCGTCTGTCCAAGACGCAGCGACCCCAGCAGGGTGTGAAACTATATCTGTTCCAAACTGTCCTCTGCCGTGTTCAACTACCGCACCATTTTTTACATTAGCATAAATTCTAACATTGCCTGTTGGATACATTTTTCCATTAAAACGCAATCTTGCAAAGTATGCCTGATATTCTTGATTGTTAGATATCCAAACATTGCCTACTCCTGCAACAGAATACTCAACTGCGTCATAGCGAATTACTTCTCCGTTGGCATAAAAATATCCAGCGTAGTTTCCTAGCCAATATATGCTTTCTCCAAAATCAATAATGTTATTAATTATTTCATTTTGCTCATTTAAACTAGGAACATTCGCTGACAAAGTTGTTCTAAGCGGCATAGCGGCTAATGAATATCCAGATGCCTGTGAGGAACTTTCGTTTACCGTTTTTGTTTTTTCTTGTCCCGCGACTTCCCATAAAAGAACTGGTTTATAAACATAAGTTTTGTATTCATCTATATATGGCGCTTGAGCAATAGAGCCTATTGACTTTTGAATGTATCTTGTTGTGTAGTTAATTTCTCCACCATTATAAACTTTCTTCTCTTGTGAAGAAATATTTATAATATTTGGCAAAGCAATTTTTTCTCCTATTTGCTTTTCTTGTCCATATAGGGTGAGGTCTGTTGTACGAAACTCTGATGATTCTGGCAACAAATAATTCTTTGACATAACCACTAAATTATTGTATTCATCAAAAAACATTGCGCTTTGAGAAGAAATCGCTAACTGCTCAAGAACTTCTGCCACATTTTGATCTGGCCCAACAAAGAAGAATGGAATAATAAGTTCTTCATCTTCTGGAAGTCTTTTAAATACATAGTTGCTAAAGCCAATATTATCAAGAAGTACGGTGATGGCATAACTTAAAGAAACATTTGTTAAAAGTAATTCTGGCGCTTTCTTTGACTCAAGCAGGTAGAATGTATCTCTCAGATCCATTGATATTTCTGCGGCAGACTCGCTTACCTGTGGAACTCTTTCAGTAAACATTGTCTTCATTGGAATATAGTAATCAAATCCGTTTACATTTTTAACAATGTCAAAGAATAAAAATTTCATTCTTGTGTTTGAATATTGACTTACAATGCTTCCAGTGTTAGTAATATTGTTAAAGGCATTGTTTTCGCTAAAAGAAAGGTCATAATCAAATAGTGCTATATTTCCTGTTGAGGCAATAAGGTTTCCTGTTGGCATAGAATTGTTTCCAAGATCTGCCAAAGTTTTTCTAATTGAAAAATCTACAACTCTGTCTGATATATCTGCAACAAGTCTTGCAGATAATTCTATAAGGTCAAAGGTGCAGTTGATCTTGTTCATTGTATCAACAACAACTCTTAATCCTTTAACAAAATGAAACTCTCTAAATATTTTTTGACTATTTTCAATATAAAAATCTGGATTTGACAATTTGGTTAAAACCTTTGTCGTCTTAGTTATATCTGTTGAAGCAACTTGCCACTTGTATTCTGGAACAAATGGATTCCAAGTCCCGCCATCTGATATAAACAGCGTACCCTTATCTGTTTCGCTTTCTTTATACAAATATGCGTATCCATATGGCGCTAACTCTGGGCGCATTGACAAAGAATATATTTCTCCAGCAAATGTAAAAACATCTTGATAGAGTTCTGGAATTACTAATCCATATTCTATTTCTACTTGACCATCAGAGCCGATGATTGGACTACCATCACTTCTTGTAGATCCCTCGTCAAATGCGATTGCCTGCACCCACTTGTTGTTTTCGTCTAGATATTGAATAGCCCATCTTTTTGGAGTAGTTTGGTTTGCTTCTCCATATAATGGATCTGGAACATTGCTTACATTGCCAATTCTATATGGGCCATAATTTTCTTCTCCGACATTTGTCTGCATCTTAACAACAATTTTGTTTGTTGGAACTTGCTCATTATAAACAACGAATGGTGCTGCGTCATATATAAAGTATGATGGAGATGCGCCGCCAGTAAAAATATTTTGAGAAATTCCATACTCAAAAGTTTGTCCATTAACAGTTTCTGTTCTATAAGAAGTCCAGTATTTAAAATCATCATATCTGGAAGCCATATAGTATCTAGGTCTTCTAGCAATGTTTGATGTAGCAAAAGATCCAGTGCTATCGCTATAGTGCGTTAGGCTATCGATAAACTGACCACTTGAAGAAGATGTGCCCACAACACCCAAATAAAGAAGTTTGTTTATGCCAGATCGTGGTCTATTTTGTTTAAAGCAATCATCAAGTGAGTATAGTAGATTAATTTTTTCTTTTGGTGCTAAGAATGTTGTTGGAGTATTGTTATCGTCAAACCCAGCATTGACAAGAATGTCTGAGTCTGTCGCCCCAGTGTAATATCCCTTTTGTGTTACTGGGTTTATTGGATCAACATCTTCATAAACATCTCTGATTATGCCATATACTGGATCAGTTGTTCCAGGCCTGTAACGATAATTTCCTACCCGCTTGATGTTGTATGACTGATTTAAATTCCACTCTATAAATACTGACTGACTATTTTCAATAGTATGAGAGTATGTGAGTTCTTCCTCAAGTTCAAAGTTACTAAACATTAGACCTCTTCCAAAGAAACGCTAATGTTCCAAAAATCAAAATTGGTTGCCCCTCTTTTTTCAATGGTGTATTCAAAACTTGCAAAATACATAAGCCTTACATCATTATATATTCCAAGGAAGTCAAATGATTCGTCTTGTATTTTTCCAGCAACCTTGAAAGAATTGTTATTGTATTTGTCATACCCAAGGTATACATAAAATGGCCCAGAGTGTGACTCATACCAATCAAGAAGTTCTACTCCTCCTGCCCCACCATCTACGGTATATTCTGTATCACCAGTATTTAAAATTGGTGTGCCAGATTCATTAAAAATTACATTGCGAGAATATGATCTTGATGGCAATCTATTCCAGTTCAAACTTAAACTAATTTTATCTGCAACATAATAAGATCTCATGGTTCCATTGACCATTCTTTGGCGATTCTCAATTCTTTGCTGAGAAACACTTATTTCTGATCTATTATGATCTGAACAAATAATGAAGTCTTCTTTTTCATTTCCTTCAGGAATTCTTACATTGTCAACAATGGTTCCAGAATTATTTGACCAAAGCATTGCTTGTGGTCTGGCATATCGCTTTCTACCAGAAATATATGTGACGGTGCTTGTGGGATTGTTGGGATTAATATCCATTTATTCTCCTGATTGATCCGCCTTCTATATTTCTAATCTTAGTGATAACCTTATGTGCAATTTCATCAGCAGATGCGTTAGGCTGTGTTACAGGAACGCTTATGCTATAACTATTATACACTGGAGCGTTGATATTTGACTTGGTATTTTCTGTAGAAACTCGTGGAACAGATGCGTTGTTAATGTCATAGTTTGGCAATGAGAATGCACCCATATTGATTTTTTCAAACATTGCTGGTCCATACTTTCTTACAGCAGACTTTCTTATGATAAATTCACCAGGAGTTAGCATTGCTGGCACAGAATCTCTTCCTCCTGTCCCCACGATTCCTCCTGCTGCCATTCTTTGTCCAGTAGTCATGTAATAGATATCTGCTGAAGTTAGTTCGTTGCCACTAGTTACTGGCGCTGCTGATGCTGATATTGCATTCGTTCCTGTTCGATAGGCTTGATCAATCGCGGTCTGCCTTTCTTTTTCAATATCTGCAAGTTCAGCAGCGTAATCTACTTCAGATATTACTCCTGCATCATAAGCAGTTTTTGTTTGATTGATTCTCTTGTTTGCAGAATCATTTGCAGCATTAATAAGTTCTAGAACATTCTGCCACTGCTTTGCAAGATAGAGTGCCGCCTCTTTTTGTCTGCCAGTTGCCTTTACCATTAACTGTGCCTGCTTAATGGCAGCCTTGCCATTTGCATATGACTTATCTTCAGCAGCAAGTTTTTGATTAAGCGCTTCAACTTGACCATTGAGAGGAGCAATTTGCTCGTCTTCTATTTGCTTAATTTGCTGTGTTCTTTCATAAATAATATCCTGAATTCCCTGAATCTGTAAATCAAGTTGATATTGCTGATCTTTGAGCGGAATGATCTCTTGATTGCGAGCATAAATTTGATCTTCTATGTCACGAATCTGCAAAGATGTTTGATAAGACTGTTCTTTAATTGCTGCAATTTGTGCCTCTGCCTGCTCTCTCGTTAACCCACCAGACGTAGTAAGTCCAGCAATTTGCCCTTCCATGCCCTGCTGAAGAGCAGCGCGATTCTGTTCTGCGGCAAACTGAACCTGCTGGGCTTGCATTTCTTGAGCGGCTTGTGCAGCAGCATAGATATCTCCCTGACTTAAAGCCTGAGAAAGACCAAGTTGGCTCTTTTGCTGATTAAGAATATAATCATTAATTTGCGCAACTTTATCAAGCGCTTCGATTCTCTTTTGATAAGCATCTCTAATATCTTCTTCTACCTTAGACATTAATTCAAGTTCGTGAGAGAGTGCTTCTGCTGTTCTGTTTCTTAATTCATCTTCTCTTCTAAGTGACTCTATTCTTCTCTGATCCATTTCATTTGCTCGCTCAAGGGCGGCAATTTGACGCTGAATCATTTCCTTTTGTCTTTCAAGACCATTTATTCTATCTTGATCAGCGCTGTTTAATTTCTTAAGGTCATCAATCTGGGTTTGAATAAGCCTTATTTGTTCATTTAATCCATCAATTTGATCATTAATTGACTGAACAATTCTTTCGTGTGATGCATCTAACTCATCTGCTAGTGTGCCAAGAATGTCTTCTGGTTCCTTAATTGCAGAACTTAGCGCCTTTCTTTTTTCTTGCGCCCACTCATTAAACTTGCCCTTGCCCTCTTCAAGTGCATTTCCCAAATCGTTTACAAGTGCAGTGTCTTGTGTAATTCCTGCAATTTCTTCTTCTGAGAATCCTCTTTTTTCTAGTGCAGCAGTTACAGCGCGAATATTTTTATTTGTTTTTCTTGTTGCTCTTGATGCCTCAACGTCTGCTGCAATGCTTCCAGTAAACTGCATTCTGTTGGTTTCAGCAACTCTTCCCTTGATAGAACTCCATATCTTCTTAGCATCCTTGTATCCCTTGGAAAGAATATCGGCAATAAGATTTTCATTTAATCCTGCTCTACGCATTTGCTGGGCAAGACTATTTGAAAAACCAATTTGTGGAAGAAGTTTTTCTATTTGCCCCTTCTTGCCCTTAAGTTTTTCAAGGAGGCTGGGGAGATTGGTATAAAGTTTAAGTTTTTCTTTTAGGCTTTCCATGAAGTCTTTAACTGGATCTGCTTTGTCTCCGCCGCCGCCTCCGCTATCTCTTGCAGGAAGTTCGTTTCCTCCCTGAGCAAATCCTGCTCCAGCGGCTGCCGCCGCACTCTTTTGTGCAACGCCAGCGGCTACAAACATTTTGTTTGCAGCATTTTGAAGCATTCTTCCAGCCTCAGTATCTCCAGCAGCGAATGCTGCATCTGCTGCCGCCTGATAAGTCTTTGCTGATTCTTCTAATCCTCTTGCTTCTACAGCAAACTGAATAATTTTGGCAATTGTGTCTGGTGGAAGTTGAATAAATTCTCCTTCAGTAATTCCCAATTCCTGAATCATATAATTCATAGCATCTGCTGCTTGTCTTGGATCAACTTCCTTGCCCTGAGCATCATATGCTTTAATAATCAAATCAATAATTGCCTGCTTACGAACCTTTTTGCTAGTTGATCTTAATTTATCAAGTGTTTTGTTGTATAGTGCAATGTCTTTACCGAAGGTAACTGGATCTTTAGGTTCGCCATTTTCGCTTGCATTAAACATAATGCTTACAGCGAATTCTTTTTGCTCATCTGGAAGATTTTCGATAATTGGAACAAGTAAGGATAGAGCATCTGCCATTGGTCCATACTTCTCCACATCTTCTGGATTTTGTAAATCAATTCCAATGAGTTTTTGAATTTCTGGTGGAACCTTAGCATTAAGATTTTCTATCTCTTTTGTAATTTGAGGAAGATATGTTTCTAATCCATTTGGCTCTGTCCTCATTGCAATATTGATATATCCAGTAATCGCTTCCTGATTTTCTCCAAAGATTTGTTTCAAAGTTGCTGCGGCGTCAATTGTCTTTTGACTTACTTGTCCCCCTGTTTTTTCAGTTACTGCATATGCTGCTTCTGATCCAAGTGATCCGAGGAGTTTGTTATAGGTATCAATTTCTTGCTTTAGTTTTTGTGGATTAGTAACGTTTCCATTTGCATCAACATATCTTTGCTGAATTGTAATTACCTTTTCTGAAGGAATTGACATAAGGAATTGCTGGAAGTCTGCTGCGGTGCCGCCCATCTCTACAAATCTAACGCCGACGTCCATTGTTCTTTCAATGTTTGCACGAGTTTCAGCCTCGTTCTGTCCTTGTAAACCTGGAACGCCACCTTGTTCCATAGACATTTGTAATCCTGCAAGACCGTATGACTGTCCAGTTCCTGCTACTCTAGCAAACATGCTCGCAACTGCACGACCAGATTCGCTTTCCATGTAATCATAAATTGCTTTGATATTTTCAAAAGCCATTCCTTGTGCTACTGCTGCGCCTGCTTCCGCACGAACCTGTGCTTGATTTGCACCAGTTCCAAACCCAGATGCTGTGATTCCAACTCCACTCATTTCAGCAATTGCAGACGCCTGTTCTGCCGTAAGGCCTAGTTTAACCAACTGATCATTAAATGCTGCCATCGTGCCACCAAGGTCGTCTGTCGCACGAATAGCCTTAATCATATTGTCGGTGCTAATCTTTATAGAGTCGTTAGATTCTTTTACAGCCTTTTCATACTCTTCCTGAGAAATTTTTCCAGAAGCAAGTTCTTGTGCTGCGACAGCAGAGGCATTTGCAAAGTCTTGTATTACCTGCAAAGACCCACCAATTACTTGGGTAGTATTAGTTGCCTCTGTATTTGTAAAACGATCTCCAGGCCTTAGAACTTTATCTATTTCTGCAAGTGCTGCGCTTCCAAGAACAGAGGCTTCTCTTCCTCTTGCAAGAGCCATCATTGCATTTGTTCCTGTTTGCTGATTTGCTATTGCAGACTTTACTCGTATTGAAAGCAAGGCATCGTCTAGTTGCAAAGCAACTGCATCAGCAAACTGCCTTGCTTGAGTAATATCCATTGCTCCTGAGGCAATTCCGTAACGGATATAGTCTCCAAGTTGCTTAAATCTTTCTTCTGATGTAGCACTCTTTAATCCATCAATAAAGGTTTTTCCTGGGCCTTCAGAAAGCATGTTGGCCCACTGAGCCATCTCTTCATTTAGTTGTTGATCTGTGATGCCAAGCCTTAATTGAGTTTGGGCTTGTGCTGGTGTCATCTTGCCCAAAATTGCAGACATGTTGTTTAGAGCATTTGCAGTTCCTCCTAAGTTAGCACCTAAATCTGCTGCCGCCCTGCTTGCGTTGTCTACACTATCTCTCCATAACTTATATGCAATTATTGCTCCGCCTACAGCGAGAGTTACGCCCCCTGTGGCGGCAGCGAGTCCTCCTAGACTTAGCCCAAGTGCTCCTGCTGCCTTTGTCGCCACACCCATAATTGGACCAAGTTTGAGAAGGGATGCCATATCAAATGCCATGCCTGCGGTGGCCATGCCCATACCAAGTGCATTTGCATTCATCCCCATAAACTGACCCTGCTCATTTTGTGCCATAAATGGAATCATTGAGGCAATTCCTAGACCCATGCCAATGGTTCCAGATCTTCTCATCATTCCTGCACCAAGTCGTGATAGCCTTCCTCCTGTTGGTGCTGCTCCACCGCCATCGTATCCAGTCGCTGCTGCAATAGCATCTTGTGCAATTCTTGCTGCTGCTGCTTCTCTTGCAATAGCAGCCTTCTTATCTGATCCCGACTCTCTATTTCTAGATCTTGCTATTTCACTATCTGACTTTGCTCTAATTGCTCGTCTTTCAGCAGATGCAGTCTTTTCTCTTGCAATTCTTTGAGACTCTTCTTGCTTTACAATGGTAAGAATTTCTTCATCTGACATTTCTTCAACGCGACGACGAGCAGCCCTAATTGCCTGCCTACGGTCTTTTCCTGGTCCACCAGCGCCTGCTGCTGCCTCTCTCATTGCCTGATCTCTTAGTCGTTGACGAGTTTGAGGAATTAAATCAATTTGCCTTAATTCTTCTCTTTGTGCGCTTTGAGATGCACGATATATTGCTTTTGCATTTGCCGCTTCTTTAAGTCCAGCAATCTGTGCTTCACCAGCAACCTGACCCGCTTTTGCAGAAGTTTTTGCAGACTTCTTTGCTCCAATTAACTGTCCTTCAGCAACACTTTCAGATAGTTTTTCGCCTTCTTTTGCTGGACTATTAATTCCAAGCACATCTTGTGCTTCAATGAGTTGTGCCTGTCCAGTTGTTTGTCCAGCCATTCCTGCCGTTTGTCTGGCTCTTCCGCCAATCATTGGAATAGCAGATCTTATGTTTCTCCAAGACCTATATGATCCAGTTCCTGCTGTACCACCAAAGAACGCACGCTGTCTTCCTTGACTAAGACCAATGCGCTCTCCCTTTGATCGAACGCCCTCGCCACCATAAACTGCAAGAGTGGTTGCTCTCTTTGATGCCTCAATTGGACCCCTTACATTTTCAGAAAGTTGTGCTTCTCTCAATGCCCTATCTGTTATTGCATAAAAATCTGCGTCAGCAATTCTTCTTGCACCTTGTTCTGCAAGGCCTGTCCCAATTTGTGCAGCAAAACCTCTTACTTCTCTTTGAATTCTTGGATCTTGCATAACTGTTTCAACTGATCGACCCATGTTATCCGCAATTGCCTTGTACATTGGATACATAGTTCTGTCTACAAGTCTTGGATTGCTGAATAGTTGTGCCGCACTTTGGCCAGTCATTCTGCCTTGATTAAATGCTTTTGGAGTCATAAAGCCAAAGTTACTTAGTGACTGCATTCTTGTTGCAGACTGAATATACTGATTTCTAGGAGCGAGGCTTCTAATTAGATCTATCTCTTCTTGTGTTAGGTTTTGTGGCGCTTGTCCATGTGCAAAGACAACGCCCCTATTGGCCCTTGCAGCATTTCTTCCACGCTGGAATCCTTGCAACGTTCCAGCATTCATTGCATTGATAATTGGACCAAACCTTTGAGAAGCACGCTTTGTGACAACGGTTTCTCCTGGTTCTAATAGTGCTGGAACCTTATCTCCTGATCCGCTGCCAGGAACAACCCCACCGCGAGCCATTCTAATCTGTGTAGCAGATGCCCTACCTCTAGACGCTGCTCCTGATGCAATTCCTGCCGCAGTCGCATATCTCTGATATTGTCTAATAAGACCGCCAAGCGCTATTTTTTGTATATTAAGTGCGCTAGTAAGACCTGTTACGCTTCCTTCTAAAGCGTCTGATGCGGCTTTTGCTTCAAGTTCTGCGGTTGCAAGATATTGAAAGTTTTCTGAATCTCCACGAATTCCAGCAAGTCTTCTTCTAAAGAATTGAATTCCTTTAACAAGGTTTGCCAAGCCGTTACCGATTAGGCCTATTGTCATTAGAAATACTGGGCCAAGGCCAGCAACAATACCAGTGATAACAGCAAAAACATTCTTTACTGGATCAGGAAGTTTATTGAATGCTTCTGCCAAGGCGGTAAGGCCGTCCATAATTGGCATAATTCCCTTAAGGAATGCTTCTCCAAGTGGGGCAATTGATAACTTCAATCTTTCCATCGCTGCTTGGAATTTAACTGTTGTTGACTCTTCAATCTTTGAAAGTTCTTTATCAGATAATGCAGCAAGTTCTGCAACAGACATGTTTGCAAGATCCATTGCTCTTGCGGCTTGGCTGGAACTTCTTGCAATGTTGTCAAAAAGTGCTGCCATACGAGCATACTGATACTTGCCAAAAATTTGCTCTAGCGCTTGTGTTTTGCTAAATTCATCTACCCTTGAAAGAGCATCGCCAAACGCCTTAACGGTTGCCATAAGGTCGCCACGATTAGCATTGATAATTGTTTGCATATCAATGCCAAGTTTTTTCATTGACTCTTGCGCTCTATCTGTTGGATTAATCAATGATGCTAAACCAGACTTTAGGGCGTTGGCACCATTTTCTGCGCTTACCCCGCCTTCTCGCATAGCAGTCATGAATACTGCAAGATCTCTTACGTCGCCACCTAAGCCTTGAATAACGGTGGCAACACGAGGAATTGCAGCAGACATGTCTTCAATGGAAAGCACTGTTTGGTTTTCTACAGCATTTAAGTAGTCGATAGTGTTGCCAAGATCCTTTGACTGAACATTAAATGCGGATTGCAAAGCAATGGTGGCGTCAAGCGCTTGGTTATAATCTATCTGGCCCAAAGTTGCAAATCGCAAAGCCTGTTCTGTTGCAGCCAACATGTCTGCATTAACAAGGCCCGTTGCAGCAACCTTTGCTGAAAGTTGAATAGTGTCACTTACAGCAATACCATATTTTGTATATTCAGAAGCGAGGCTCATTACAGCGCCCTTATTTCTTTCCATTTCTGCTGTAGTTGTGCTCAAATCTCCGTAAACACGCTCAAATGCAACAGTAGCCTTATCAATTTCCATGAATGCTTGTGCTGCTGCTGTTCCCAATGCTGCTAGTGGCAAAGTAAAGCCTACCATCAACTGGCGGCCAGCCCACTGAGTATTCTTTCCCCAGTTTAGAAGTTTTGTTGACCCATCATCGATGAGTTTGTTAAACATTTGCTGTCTTTGTGTTGCAACTGCAAGTTCTGTTGCTGCACCCGCCGCCAAACCTGTAGGAGTTGCCTGCAATGCTTCTCGCACACCGCGTGCAGATTTTCCAAGTTCTACATACTGAGCATTAATTCTTTTGACACGATCTCGTGCTGTTCTTTCCATTGTGTCAAACTCTGTACGAAAAACTCTGCTAAGACCAGGTAATTGAGATGCAGCATATCTGCTGTATTCACCAAGCGTTAGTTTATTTTTTTCTAGAGCGTGAGAAAACGCATCGACGCGAGAAACTACTGGAACCATTCTCGCATCGAACATGCGACTAGAATTTATGCCATCAAGCAGTGCTCTGTTAAGAGCCGCCGCTTGTGTGGCTGCACTGGAATTTGCTGCACCAAGTGATCGATTAAATGAAGAGATTTGAGACTGAAGCGCTCGTAACTGATTTTCGGCTTGACTGGTGTCTATGCGTATATTAATATTTGCATTAACATCGCTCATTCAAAGTCACCAAGTCCATTATATCATCAACCAAACGGATTTTTAGGTTCTTCTCCCTTAAGATCGGAATATTCAAGACCCATGCCGATTCCGAATCCAGCCTGCTGAGCATTAATTCCCTGAAGAGACAAAACATCGTCAGAATCGTTTGCCTTACCACCAGAAAATGCTCTAGCCTTAAGGTCTTCCCATTCTTTTTGTCCACCAGACTTTGATGATTTGTCAAGGTCGATGCCCTGTATTGCAGCCAAAAACTTTTGTTTTTGTTGTTCCGATTCTCTTGCAGCATTTAGAGTTGCAACAAGTTCAGGCATAGAAAGACTATCTTCAAGATCTTTATAGTCTTTCCAGTTGCCTAGAAGGAATACTTCACACTCTATTTTGGCGAGATCTAGATCGTTCCAGGTAGTCCCGCCGTCTGTGCGTTTCCCTCTGCGTCCAACTTAATGCCAGAGGCAACCTCAATGATCTTATAGATCATCTTGATATCACAAACGTCTTCAAACTTACCCTTGTCTTCTGCAAGATCTGGTGAATACTGCTTCATTGCAATCATTGCACATTCAACGAGAACGTCCATGGAATCGACATTAGATGTTGCAACTTCAACAACTGTGTCGAACTTCTTCATGAACTCTCTTAGCAAAGAAATCTTTAGTGGACGCATTTCTATTGTTGTGCCGTCCATTAGTGTCAACTTCTCTGTTTCATATACTGAAGTAGCCATTTTTTACCTTTCTGAAAATTGGTAAGAAAATTATATCATGAGAAAGCCCCCGCCATATTGACGGGGGCAGTCTCCAAATATTTAGTTATTATTTTGTTATCAAGATGATGGAACCAAGCGGTCAACAATCTTACCGTAAGAACCATTGTTAGCAGGAAGCAAACGGAATGAAACTTCAAACATTGAAGCCTCGTCACGCTTTGCAGATACTGTAACGTTCTCAATTGAGAGCGCACGGTAAGCAACATAGATTCTTTCAATTGTTGAGCCAGCCGCACAATCGCCTGTGCCAGGACCAATAGCGACGAGTCCACGCTCTACGGGACATTCGCCTAGTTCGCCTGACTTGAGTTCAAGAACATCAGCAAAGTTAGTTGTTCCTGTTTCAATTGGATTGTCCATCTTAACATCCTTAGCCAAAGCATTGGCTGGGGAAGCGATAGCGACAAGAAGGTTCTCAAGTGTAGCCTCTGCGAAAGCAGTGTTCATGTTAACCTGCATACCTTGCTTGTACAACTTTGCAACGTCAAGCAACTGGTCAACCTGAACTTCACCGAAGTCGGGCTGGAACTGGAGTTCTAGACCATTCATGGTGTAGCCAACGTTACGGACAACGCTTGAACTTGAAAGAGTTTCGCGGTATGATGTGCCAGCAACGAAGTCTGGTAGAGCAGGGCTTGTGTTGGTTGGATCAAATTCAGCAGTAGTGGATACGAACATTGCTGCCGCACCAACAATAATCTGCTTTGAATCACCACGGGTATAAGCCATATTTTTTCACCTCTATTTTCCTTGGATTAAATTAGGGGCGTTTCCTCACTCTTATTATACTGCCTATTTATTACAAGTTGGTTAAGATTTCTTCTATGGATTCTGTAAAATGGTATCTGGCATCTACTATAAATTCAGAAATATAATATGGCCTATTACTAAAGTCTCTTGTTTTTGAGGAATCTGTCTGATATACCCTCAAATTATGAAAATATACTTTTGCTGGACTTTCTTGAGTTCTATTCCAATCATTGATATCTTGTGCAGCATCGTCCATTCTATCAAGAATATATTGAATGGCCATTGACCACTCTAAAGTCTTTTCTTCATTTCCTTTGAGCGCATAAAGGATATGCTCATTTTTTATTGCATAAAATGGGCTAGGGGTCATTTTTAGAATTCGATCATAAATAATGTATGGCTTGTTTTCCCATGATTTGGTTCCGCTAGTACTATCACTCATTGGAAAGAATGGCAATTTATTGCCGTAATTCTTTGTTTGAGTAAGTGTTGGGTCTAGTTGCTTCATAACGTCCCAAAGGTAGTTATTGATAGTAAGAACTGGTAAAGTAAATTGTGAAAAACTCATTCAAAAACAACTCCTGACATTTTTAGGTATTGCCTTCCTGCTCTTACTCCAAGCGTCTTTCCACCCTTTGTTCCAGCGTTGAAATTTTGTATATATTCTTTAGCATTCTCTAGGTCTGCAATAAATGGCTTCAATAAAGAGTTTGTAAAATAATTAGTGAAAAAGGTGTCGATTATTTCTCCAAAACTTCCAGCAACCTCATCTCCACCAGGATGTTCAATAATTATTGTTTTTCTGGTAAACACTGTTTCATCTTCAGACTCAAATACCAGTACGTCTGATGATTTTGGCTCAATGACTATTGCAATTGAATTTTCCATAATTTCTGCTTTGTTTGCAAAAATTTGATCGCTTGTTGGTGATGGAACTTTGGATGGCAAAAATGTGCCATTAATGCTTATTAATGTTTTAGTTGCATTTACATTAAATTTAAAAAGTCTACCTCTTTCGTTTCCAGTCATCTGCCATTCATATACATGATGCAAAGATTGAGGATTTGATCTTGCCTTAGCGTCAATGTACTTCCCAAGGGCTTCTGCTGCATAGCCACCTAACATTTTATTAAAATGAATTTTTTCTATATCTATTCCGTCTAAAAATCCATATGAATAGTCAACTGCATTTGTCAAAATTTTCTTGGTTTCTGAATTATCAAATTTAACAGATAGCAATGTCGTTCAACTCCTGCGTATCTGATCTTTCTAATTGAATTTTCCAATATTCAATACTGTTAAATGGTCCTACAAATGGTTGACAAGTCTTAATTTCAAATACCGTTGGCTTTCCAACATAGTCCCCGTTTGTTTCTAGCCAAAAATTTTCAGTATTGCATGTCGCGCCACGAATATTGTGAACTAAAATATGAGAAAGAGGATGATAAAGTCCAGTAGAGTCTTGTCTTGGATCGGTGGCAAATCTGCCATAAAGCATTGTTTCTAGTTTATAAAACTTTCCATCTTCAAATGAGAAGTTATTGTCGTTACTTTTATCTCCTAATGTATAAAAAGAGCATTTTTCAACCATGTCAAATTCCCATGTTTTGTTTATTTTGCCATATTTGTCCTGCGATTCTTTAGCATAATAAAGATCGCATTCCATTTGGAAAAATGGGCTTACACAATTAGTGAGAAAGTTAGGAGCCATTAGAGCACTCCAAGGCGGTAGATTGGTCGTACATAAGAAGAAAGAATCTTGTCTGCAATACGATTACCAGTGTCCTTGAACACTCTGTCATCAAACTGTAGCGTGAACTGATCGCTCTTGTAATTCTTGATGTATGAATTAATATATGGAATATTGTTGCACCTAAGATCATTGACAATTAGCGTTGCAGCCTGCTTAATATCCTGCGGAATAACTGGCCACCCTGCTTCAACCTCTACCGTATAATCCCAGTTAGATGGGAACATTGGAGATCCGCCAGCGCCATCGATAAACATTTTTGTATCATACGATACTGCCTCAGAGTAGTTTGGTGAGTCGTTGGTATTGTAAAGCGTGAATGAATCTGACGCACCCTTGATCCTATATGGAGCCCTTGACTGCAATCTATTATATCCAGTTGATCCAAGAACCTTAACACTAATCGCTCCCTTATCTGGAGTAATATAGTATTCTTTAGCATTCGTCCAGTCTGGGTCTGTTGATTCTGTGTCATATACAAGAACATCATTTTCATAAACTTTTACAATTTTACAAAGTCTAAATGGAATTGCAAGATAATCATTTCCTAATCCTACCGTTTCAATTGTCTGACGTTCATAAAGAAATCCACCAGTAATTGAGTTTATTATTGCTCTTGCAATAGCCTCGTACATTTTTGCGTCTTCTTGATCATCTTCTGTTTCTGCAAGAAGTTTTGGATCAACATATGGACGCATAATAGTCATAGTGTCTACCCAAACGAGTTCTCCCGTTTCCCAGATATCTGGGTCTTCTGATATATCATAATGTATTTCAATATAATATTCAGCATCATATTTTGAAAAATAGTCTGATAAAGTAAGGGTGATTACACCTTCTTCATCACTAGTTAGTCCATGATCTTCAATTATTGCATTATGATCGTCTAATATAGACAACACATACTTTGTGTCTGGATCAAACCCATCTTGGGTAAATACTAATGGAAATGGCTGAAGTCTTGTAATCTCCATTTATCATTTGCCGTAATATGACGCTACTTCTTCTGGGGTGGCCTTACGAATACCATCCCTAGTTAGCCACTTTTCGGCAGCCTCCTCTTTAACAATGTTATATCCCTTGGACAATTCTCCCACACCACTCCAACGAATATTCTTTCCAGACCAAAGCGCTACTTTCTGCTCGCTTGGCTTTTGTGACTCTTTCTTTGCACTTGCCTTTGGTGCATCTTCTAAAGCACGATCTGCGGCATGTGAACCGACTATGCCGTCATCTTTGGTATGCATATTTGATGTTCTTGGTGCTCTTGGACGCTTTGGGGCAGAAATAACTGTCTGTCCCTCTTCTGTCTTTACTTCCTTTGCCTCTTCAATAACAACGTTTTCAACAACTGTAGACTCTTCAGCAACCTTCTTTGTTCTAGGCTTGCGAGCCTTTGGTGCTGACTTTTCAACGACTACTACAGATTCTTCTGACATTTTTAACCTTTCTCTCATTGCAATTATATCATTATATGCTGAAGGGAGGCTAGCCGAAACTAGCCTCCCCTCAAAGCAATCACAACGTATTATGAAGTGAATACATTGTTGTCTGCGTAAGCAACTGCGTCAAGTTCTTCCCATGTGATACCGAAACGAACAAAGATGGTGTACTCAATTGTATCCTTCTTTGGCTTGTACTCACGGTTCACAGTAATGTCGCGCTGGAAGCCCCAGACACGGTTCTGTGGGAATGTGAGATCGGCATAATCTGCTGGGTAGTAAGGAACTTCCTGAACGTCAATGCCAAGAACACGGGTAGTACGAGCACCACCGAATGTCTGGCCACTGCCGTTAAGGTAATCCTGACGGTTTGCAGGAGTACCTGCTGGGTTACCAGCAAATGCGGCTGCAATAGCGTCAGCAAGAGTTCCGTTCTTCTCAACGATGCTAGCAAAAACGTCTGTGCCTGCGTAGAACTTTAGGCCAGACTTGATTGCACGGTACTTGCGTGGGAGAGCATAGATGATCTCCTGCATGACCATTGGTGTCCAACCAAGTGAGAGGTCAACGACTGCTTCATGAGCGTCGCCGCCTGTTGTAACCTGATTGACGAAACCATTCATGATTCCCAAGAATGGATCGACACCACCGTTGCCATTGATAGCAAGATCCTCAAGGTCGTTACCAAAAGCGTTTGTCATTAGACGAACAAGGTGGTCCTCAAGAGCGTTACCTTCGATATTATCTTCAAGTGCCTCTGTTGAAACCTCCCAGTCCAAACGGATCTTCTTTGTGGTAAGTTCTACCTTTGTGAATGTTGCGCCTGCGTTTGTGTACTCGCCAAGGGCTTGTGCAGCAGCACGAATAACGCGCTCTCCAACGTTGACCTTCTCAAGTTCAATGGTGTTTGCACGCATTGTAACTCTACGTCCGTCTTGGGCGAGAACTGTTGCGTCCCAAACGTAGTCGATGAAACGACGAGCCTGTTCGGGATTTAGGATACCGCCAGGGGTGCCTGATGGGTTAACGGCGTTTGGGCCTGTGGTAACACCATAGTTGGCCTCTGGAATGTTTCCGATAACACCAGCACCTGGATCGGTTACTCCACCAATATCACCAGCGGCTACAGCGCCCTGACCCTGATATAGACCTGGGTTTGGATCACCATATTCGCCAGTGCCACTGGGCTGGTTCTTTAGAATTTCTTCTGCCATTTTGACTTTCACCTCCTGAATATTCTTTCTTATTTAAATAGGTCGGCATTTGTGAGGAAACGACCGCCCCATGAAGAAGTTGCCTTCTCCATTATTACTGGTTCTTCCTGCAAGATCTCGCCAAGATCAGCAGACTTACGGAAAGCGGTGTCCTTTTCCACAGCGTCTACACGCTTTCCAAAACTATCTTTTACATTTTCTACCTCATGAGAAATGCCAGCAACCGCCTTGTTAATGCCTTCAATCTTGGCATCAAGAGCCTTTACTGTTTCTGCAAGAGTGGAAAGTGCAGATGTGAGTGATTCGTTGATTTCGCTAATCATCTTGGTAGTAGCATTAACGTCTTCTTCGCTAACTGCGGCAGGGGTTTCGACAGCCTTGCCTACTTCCTCCTTCATGTCCTCGCCCATCTCTTCTTCAGCGCCCTCATTCTCTGCTGAATCTTCGCCTTCCTCGTTTTCTTCTTCGATTTCAATTTCAACAGCCTTTTCTGTGGTGGCTACTGTGGCATCGTTTTCAGAAACTGGGATTGCGTCTTCCAATGGAGGATTGGGCTGTTCTTCACTCATACCCTTTTCAATTTCATCTACAACAACAATGTCTGAGTCCATCTTGCTAACCTCCTTTACCTCTGATTTACTAATCGCATTAACTTTTTCCAATGAAGAAATATTCTTAATAACGCGACGATTGGTAGGTATTATTATACCGTCATTTTGTGAATATGATTTTATAATCACAACTGGATCATCTGACTTAGCCATTACAGCAACTTCTTCAGATGAAAGTCTTGCACCGCCTTTAAAAATAACCTGAATCACCTTACCATATTCCCCGTTGAACTTTACATAGTCGCCTTCATCAATGTTGCGCATAATTTCTGCTCTCTTTACGCTCTTGATGATTCCCTTGACAACTGAAGCCTTGTCAGAGTCGTTGCTTTCAACGAATCCGATATTGCTCATAGCCTTATCGCATTGAGGACATGCACGATTTGCATCGTATGACATTTGAATAATATCGTCGCCACGGCACCAAAAAACGTTCTCAATTGTTGCCTTTGAAAGATATCCGTCCATCTGTGTCTTTCCGTCTACCTTCTCAATTGATACAACGTTGGCAAACTGATTTGCTGGATTATCAACGAGTGATAGTTCGCTCAACTTATATTCCTTGATGACGCGATATGCCTTATTCATTTCATCGTCATAAACGTCTTCAGAATCGTCAATTTCCCCGCCGATTGAGAATCCTGTAAGAGTTCCATCAAGAACCTTTTCCCATGTGTCCTGAGCACCCTTGCTTACATATGCAGAGACATAAACACCGTTATAGAACTTCTTTGTTTCTTCATCAAAATACTTATCTGGCTTAAATGAAACAACTTTGCCAACAGCAATTGGCTGATGCATTTCTCTAAGGTTGCCACGAAATGTTTCAAAAGCCTTTATGGACGCCTCTGCTGGAACTACATCACCCTGACGATCAAGGTTATCTAATGTAGCAAATCCGTGAACCATTCTACGTTCACGATCAACTTTGCTGATTGGCATAGAAAGACGGATATGGTCGTCTTCCATAGACCAATGTGCTTTATTTAGTTCCATATCAGTTCCATTATACTATAATTTTTATTACAATTGTATTACGATGTTTTTGGTCCTGCACCCTTTGGATTTCTTGGTGTTATAGCACCAGCACCATCTGACTGATTGTTAGATCTTTCTGTATCTCTTTCTCTGTTCTGTGCAAGATTTGCTCTTGCATCAGCAGCCTGACGAGCATTAAGTTGCAGCGGCTGATCTCCACCCATTCTATGTGGAAGACCAATCTTTTCTCTTGCTTCATCTGGAACCATGATTTGATTTTTAACGTAACGCTCAAGAATCTGAGATTCAGCAATTTCATCAGTAAGAGAAACCTGATTGAATACAAGTTCAACAACGTCTGTCTTTTCTCTGATAATCTTATTTACTGCTTTTGCTACATATTCTTGCAATGGCTTCGCTACTTGATCTCGGAATGTGCGATCTTGTGTCATTGCGGCAGAAAGATTCGCATCTATGCCGCCTAACTTTGATAGAGGAACTTGATGTGCCATAAGAATATCATCACGATTTCTTTGGCGATACTTATCAAATGATCCCTCTTGTACACCGTTTTCAATTGGATGCATTTCAAATTCAATTTTGCTTCCCTCTGCATCACCAGGAAGTGGGATATAAAGAGTACGATGTGACTGACCCTTAAGGCCTGTTTGGAAGAATCGGAATAATTTGTCTTCTGCTTCTGGGGTTAACTTGGCACCCTTGACAGTAATGATGTAACGAGGCACAGCCTTATTCTCAAAATAATCAATATTGTATTGCTGTGCCATTTGGTCGCCGCGCAAAGAGGTCATGGCAGCAACAATATCTGGAACACCGTAGAATGTGTTGAGTGGAGAATATTCCTTTAGATGAATTACCTCATTTGGGCGAGGATCGCTTGTTACTGGATTTGGATTCTTTCCACCAAAGTTGCGGAAATATGTAACAGTTCCAGCAATAATTTGAATATATCCATCATGTAATCTACGGACTCTCATAGTTGTTGATGGAATGTGACCAATGTAACCAATTTCTCCAGTTACCGTTCGTCCAATTTCAATGTAACCGTTGCCTGTTGCCTGCATATCTGTGACAACTTTTTCAAGAATCTTAGTCAAACTCTCATCGTCATTACAAGAATCAAGCCAGGCGGCGAGTTCCATCTTTAGGCGTTCAATTCTTTTCTTTGCGGCATCTCTTCTTTTATCATCATCAATTGCAGCCAACTTCATCATTGTTGCAGTTGTAATTTCAAACTTGTGTCCTAAGCCAACGGTATTTGAAACCTTTGTATCAATTGCGGCATGATTAGCAAAAGAAGTGTCATAAAAAGCAGAAAGTTCATAAAGATTGTAGGGTGGGGTAATGAGATCAAAGATTCCGTATCCATTGCGATAAACCTGACCAGGATTGATTCTCTTTGAGCCAACTGTTTTGTCTTCGTTTTGTCCAATTGCCATTGCCTCTGAAAGGTAGCGACGAGAAATTTGTCCATCAGGATCTCTTGGAACTTGATTTACGTTTAGCCCATATCCGCCTGTACTTGAGGTAGTCATTCCAGGTGGTGGCGCAGCCTTTGCCATGCGAGAAACCCTGCGCTTAAAATTCTTTTCTAATCCATTAAGAGATATAAGTTCGTCCCAATTCTTGGTAAATGGGTCCATGTTGGCATACTCATTTTCAATAATTTGAGTTGCCATCTTTGCATCAATAAGAAATTCCTGACTCATTATTCTGCATCTCCATAAAGTTCAAGTGACTTCTTCGCTGCCGCTACCGCACCAATATCATTGAGTGAGGGGATAAGACCTTCCTTAAGCCTATCTACCTGCTCTTCATATTCTTCATCAGTTGCACGATTAACACCAGCGTAGAACCATGGCTGACCCTCTGGGTATCCATAGTGTGCCGCTGCTTGACGCAACTTTGCCATTTGACCAATATCACCCTTAACAGACGGAATATTAAGCATTCTTCCTTCTCCATCTTTTAATAAGTGGCCATCTGGCAGTTGCCAAAAATATAGCCCCCACTCATATCCAAAATGCTTTCTTTGTGCATCACCCGTATTTACAACTGATACCTTACTCTTTCCAAGAGTTGGCTTTTTACGATTACTCATAACCATTATTGTACCAGATTATGCTGGTTTGCCTGAATATAGTGACCATGAAACGCCAGAAAGGATGTTTGTTTCTTTGTGTGCTAACTGCAACCCATAGTCATCATCAATAACATTGATGTTTGTTCCAGTATATGTTTCGTAAATTGAACTTGGTGTAAAGAGATATTCATTGTACTTTCCGACTACATACACATATTGCCAAGTTTGGCTACTTGATAGCCAATATGCCCAAACTTGGGGTGGAGGAGACAATGGATCATCTGCATAATTAACAATTGTGTTCCATGTTCTTGTTGTAATATTTGTCTTTGTTCCAAGACCTTCTGAAAGGTAGTATGAAACGTTGTTAAATACAAATCCTCCCAAGAATTCAATATTTCCCTCGCTATATTCGCTAAAGTCTAATTCTGTATCAAATAGTATGGCTATAGTATTCCATTCATTATTTCTGATGACTGGACTCTTTACATACCTACCATTTTGATAGAACGATACGCCACCAATTTCCTCGTATTGCTCTCCAGTTTCTGTATTGACTGATGCCGCTGTTACATTAATGGTTAAGGTGGCGCTAGCACTAGAAGATGCGGCGTCCCATGTATCAGCAAAAACACTAGTTGATGAATCTCCTCCATCTACCACAATTGATGGATTTTTGCTATACGCCTTAACAATTGTCTCAAACTCTGTTTTTTCTAGAATAAATGAAATAATTCCATTTGCATGTTTGACTTCTACAATTGGTATTTGATCAATAACGTCAGGGAATTTTGCCAATAAGTCAAACTTTATTGCTCCTACCCTAAAATCAAACGACGCATTTTTATTTACTGGAATTTGAATCTTATATTCATTTAATGTAGGTGCATTGTTAAGAAGTTTTGGATTTACAATTTGGAATCCAGACTTTGCTGTTGAATAAACATATGGCGTGCCAGCCTTGTAAATAAAGTATGGGTTTTTATCTTTATAGTCTATTTCTCCAAAAATATCAATTTGTGGATAAATTTTTGTACCGTATTTGGTTCCAATATAATTTCTTTGTTCTTCAAAATTATTTGTTGATGTGTAATTAAGATTTTTTGAAGTAATTTCAAAACTTTTAATTTTTAGTGGATTCTTTAAAATTGATCTCTGATTAATTTGTAGTGTTACTACCATTGCATAATTTCTAAAGTCTTGTGATTTTGGTGGATAGACGATCACATTATCAGTAAATGGGAATTTTGTTCTATATGCCTTATCTGGAATTGATGGTGTATTTACTGAATCTGCATCAATAACAAAGTCTTCTGCTAAATATTGGATATATTCGAAATCATCAATTGGTGTATTTTCTTCTGCATCTAACGGCTGGAATGTTAAAAATCCTTGCAGCGATGAGCCAGAAACGTTGATTGGAACTTCGAATGAGTTTCTTTTCTTTAGATTAAGATAATTTACATAAACACTATCCTTAAGATCTTGATAGTCTTGACCAATAAACTCATCATTTAATTCATTGTAATACCACTCAACTGATGATACTGACGGAACATAGCCTAAGTTGATTTGCAAAAAGTCTAGATCATAAATCTGCTCTCCATTAGCATCTTTGACAAAAGAAGCAAAATATGTTAATGGAAAATATTCTTCCCATTCTGATGCAACAGATATGTCTAAGAACATTTTTCCGTACTCATACTCTGGGATAAGTGTATAACTGGCAAATCTATCAAGAATGAAAATATAATCATCCTTATTAGCAATACCGTTTGCAAGAAAATAATCAGAAACTCCAGCATAATTGTTTTGATTACAGAAACCTACTTGATATATTTTCCCCTCAAACGTATCTTCTCCATTTCCACCGACATACAACTGAACAGAAGATGGTGATGAAAAGAATTGTGCTACATCATATCCAAATTCTATACCTGCTAATTCAAAATTAATTCCCACTAAATTTTCCATGCCAATGGTTACGCTTGATGAATAAAAAACATTATCGTTAAGAGCATAGTTTATGGTGTCTCCATAAACATATATATCTAAACTACTTTGATCTTTTGAAAAACTCATCAAAGTTCTTTTTTGATCAATATCTTTTTCTATTTCAAATATTCCATAAACTGCTGCCATTGCATCATTCAGAATATTTAATGTTGGAAAGTTTAAAAAGTATTGGTCATTGTAGTTAAGGCCATCTGGATTCCAAAATGAAACTGTTGATGGTGATAGATTTGCTGTTCCCGTCCAACCATAATCTATTGCCTTTATTGTTGGGTCTATATATCCGCCATCAAAATATGCATTAACAGATGCTGACTGCTCAAAAAGCATGGCATCTAAATAATGAATTTCATTTATACTTGCTGATGAAATTTTTACATAAACTCTTGCCTTAACTGCATTTGATGGTGATGTTGCAACTATTGATGATCTAGTCCAAGCGGTGCTGCTATTCGTTACTGCTGTTCCAGAGGAGGCTGAGATTGATGCATTTAAGTCATCAAACCATTCAATATTGGCATCTACTTGTCTTGTAGTTGATTGTGCCAAAGAGTATGCCGAGAAGCAGTATTCTGTATTTGGAAGGATATTAATATAGGAAGAGGCGGTTCCATTTCCTTGATATACCACAATGTCTCCAGCACCAGATGCGCTAGCAGATAAAGATGCTGTTCCAATATATTTTTTTGCAGTAGTTCTTCCAATAGTTGCTGAAGCAGATCCGCCGCCGAGCCAGTCAGCAGCATTTAACTCAAAGGATGGGTTGTTTATAAGATTTTCTCTTGTTCCTTGGTTTGGCCTAAAGGTGATAAAGTTTGGATGATTTCTTTCTGGATATTCCGCAAAGTTAATAATTCTATTTGCCTCATACCACTCTCCAAGATCTCTTCCTCCGATATTAATAGTTGGCAACTGATAGTTTGGAACTGATAAATAGTCTTTAGTCGCATTAAGATTATTAAAGTAACCCGCGTCCCATCTAGCAATATCTGGATAAATAATATTTGATGAATATTCGGCGGTAGGGAAGTCAGCGACAACTGATGTTCCTTGAAACTGATTGTCTACTGACTGAATTGCTGGCGATCCTTCTCCATAAACGAATCTTTTTTTAGCAACGATTGTTGGCAAAACGTATGGAAATATTGAAATACAATCTACATTAAAAAGACTAAAATCAGAATATGAATATACTCCCCACCAATCTCTTGCATCTGGAAGATCTATTGAAGATCTATTAAAACTAATATCAATTACTTCTTCTCCGTTAAGAATAACGGTAATGTTGTTCTCTTTCATTACGACATGCACCAGCATTGGTCTATACCATTCAGAAACGCAATGAGATCCTATTTGATCACCAACAACTAATGTGAGAAAACCTTCTTTTACATATAGCCCATCATTGCTGTCTAGTGGCCCAACAATTCTTTGTGCATTAGTGGTGGTTGGATCAATTTTCATCCACATTTCAAATGTATATTTTTTATTTCTTCCTTTTTCATGCAACATCCCCTTGCCAGGAAAAACAAAAGACGGAACATCTGTTCCAGAAGGATAGATTTTTGTTGACTGTTTTGTACCATAAATAATTGGCGCTCCGTCATTTTTAGCAAGTAATTGATTATTTTTTACTAAGTAATAGCCAGCATTTGATAGAATTCCATACTGATCTGCTGCAATTCCAGTAATTCCAGTAAGATTCAACTCTTCTGGAATCTCAATGTCATTGCTTCCTAAGTTTTCATAACAAGTTGCCTCTGATCCCTGCGCAACAGAAAGTCCATTCATAATAAATGTTCTTGATGATGCGTCACCGCCTGAACTATCTTTCATATTAATTTGAATAAATATTTTTACATCGCTAACCAAGTCCTGTGGAATCATGTAGGTATTATTAAAATTCATCCATGATGCGAACTGTGGTGCTGGGATTTGCTCAGATATGACTTCTTTTATATTTGAAAAGTCATCAACATATCTATATCCAACCTTTATCCAATTAATAAAGTCTGGTTTTTGATATAAGAAAAAGTTTACACAAAATGTTTGATCGCTTGGAATTTTTTGCGTAATATCAAAAAGTGATGGGCTTTCAACTTCTATAAGATTTGGAGCAGGCGTAGTGCCTACAATTGAGGAATATATTGTGTCAGATATTGGTGATTCTGGAACATTTGAAAGATCTGGATTATCGTTTGCAGTACAATTTGTTTTTGTCCAATTAGAGAAAAGCCTATCATTATCATCTATGAGAGATAAAAAGAAAACATCTTCATCTAGTGGCCAAAGTGATATTGGATGTTCTGCAAAAACTTTATTTGCATACTGATTTCCAGATATTGGCATGTTCTTATTATAGCAAGGACGGGGCAGCCCTCAACCGACTGCCCCGCCCATGTACCAACCTATTATGCAGAAACGAGATCTACGACTTCACATGCGCCAGAGGTGCAAGCAAGTTCTTGAGATCCTGTTGTCGTGTCTTCCAATTCATACAGAGGCAAGGATTCCCATGGGATTCTCTTTGGCATTGAAGCAAGTGCAGCCTCATACTCTTCCTTGCTAATTGGCTGATATGGTGCCTGCTTATATGTATGCTCAGATAGTGGAAGGAAGGAAACTCCTCCAATATAATCAAAATTATTAAATACCCAAGCGCCTACATCAAGCCACTCGTCCTCTGCCACGTTAACCGTAACTGATGGATTATGTTCTGTCCAGTATGTTCTATAGGTCTTCCATACTTCAAGGTGGTCAATTGCCGAAAGATCTGTTGTGACAACAGCATTGTCTGGTGCTGCAATTGGGAATGAAAATACTGTTGTGGCATCTGGCTTCATTACATCTGGCTCATTTGGTACACCAAAATCCTTAAGGAATTGTGTCAAAGGATCTTTGTTGTCTGCACGAACAGTGCGAATGTAATACTTTGAATACCATGGATGAATTCCAGATGAAACTCCTGTCAACTGAGACACTGTACCTGAGGGCTTAACAGTAGTTACCGCTGTGGAATGCTCAATACCAAGACGATCTGCCTCATCAACATTTGCCTCAACAGCGATTTCTCTTAGGCTTGCGAGCATTGGGGCAAGATCCTTGTGCAAGGTTCCTGTCAATGGATTACCGAAAATTCCAGTGAGTGATACACCAAGAAGGCGCTCCTCTTCTGTATTGTCCTTCCAAGTCTTACGAATGTACTTAAAGTTTGAAAGGGTAGATTGCCAAGTTCCAAGGATGCTGGCAATACGAACCTTTTCTGCAAGAGTATCTTCTGTATCAGTTGCATCAATAACGACTTCAGTAAGATTGCAGAACTGATTTGCTCTTAGAAGAATTTCTCCACATGGATTCGTTCCCATAACCTTTGAGGAATCTCTACGACCAAACTTGTCAATGTGCTTTCGAACACTATCCATATTGTAGATACCGCGTTCGCCAGACTTTGATTCATAAAGGTTTCTCCATTCACGAAGGAACTGAGCAGTATTTGGCTTTCCGTTGTATACCGCTGAATTGTTGGCTAGAGCACGCTGTGGCTCTTGTTCCCACCACTGGCCGCTCTTTGCCTTTGCCATTTCAAAGTCATCAAGGTTGGATAGTGAGATGAGTGCTGAACGACGGACGCCACCGACAACCACTACCTCACCAATCTTACACATAATATCGTGAGCCTCAATTGGCTTAAGACGACGACCCTTGGCAACCTTAAACTGCTCAACAGTAAACTTGAAAAGATCATTAAGTGGTTCTGGACCTGATGCACGACCGCCAAATGTCTTTAGTCTTGCTCCTGCTGGACGAACCTTGCTCATATCCCATTCTGGAATTTGTCCTGTTATAAGAAGACCGATAAGTTCCTTATATGCCTTTGCCCATCCAACCTTGCTGTCCTCAACTACGATAGTTGTATTTGTCTCATAGAATTCTTCTGCAATGATTGGAAGATTTGCAACATACTTCTGCTCTACTGAGAATCCGACGCCAGTGCCATTCATTAGGATATACATGGCCTCATCAAAGGCTCTAAGGCTGTCTACCGCGATAAATGAGCAATTGTATGCCGCGATATTATCGCGCTCCAACGCTGCTCCTGCGGTCATCATGGCACGCATGGAAGGCATTACCTTATGATGAAGAATGGCATCACGAACTTGAGCAAACCTAATGTCATTTACGTCATACTTATAATTCTTAACAAGATGATCTTTCATGAAATTCACATAACGATCTACCGTTTCTACCCAAGTCTCCCTTCTACCTTTATCTTCTAGCCAGCGGCTATAACGGGAAACATGAATAAAATTACGGTATGGATCAGAAATTGATCCATTTTCGTCAATGAATGACATATAAACACCCTCTCTTTGAAATTATGGTAAGACATAATTGTAGCAACTTCTTATGAATTCCGCAATGCGGATAGGGGAAAAATAATGATTTTTAAAGGTGAACTTTATAACAATTTTATTACATTACCACTTGCCAAGTGGACATGAGTTTTGCTTTTTTGCAGCCATGGTTTCTACGTTACAACCACACTTTTTACATCCAGAAAGATCAAGTTCTGGACATTCATAGCATATGGCCAGTCTCTTTTTTAGAGAAACATTTTTACCAAGCATTGGTGGCTTTGGTACGGGAGTCCACTCTATTGGCTCAGGCATCTTTAATCTCAATCTCTCCAGTATCTTCAATTGAGAGTTTGTCTTCAAGAGTTGACACTACAAGTATTTCATAAGTGAATATGCCAAGTGGAAGGTCAGCGGTATCTTCTAGTGCAGCAACGCAATATGTTGTTGCATCTTTACCGTCCCAAGTAAGCCTGTTTGCAGAATTTGCCTCAAAGCCCATGTTGAAAATAATGTTTTTGTTTTCATCAAGAATTCTAAAGTATGAACGATTAGATATTCTAAAATTTGTCATATGGTCTGGGCCAGAGTATTTCCATAACCAAGCATGGTATGTTGGAACTCCTCTAGTTACAGAAATCATTAGTTGACAATCCTTCGCCATTCATTAGTTCCTTGTACATACCCTGCGGGACCAGCATTAAGATTTGGCCCAGAGCAGCATTGGTATGGCTGTAGAACCCAAACAAAGTTTCCTTGTGCATCTTGAAATGCTGAAGCGCACATAGCACAGTTATAAGTAAAAGTATATGGGGCACGACCAATAAGGGCTGTTGCGGTTATTGTTTGAGAAGTTCCCTTGACTGAATTAGCAGCAACAGTACATTCTGAAGGTGTTGCACTCAATGTAACTACTCCAGTGCCGTCCATCGTGGCCGTTCCAGAGTTTGGCACAAGAGTATATACGTTTTGTGAACTATAGTTTGTCGTATTAAACTTTCCAGTGGTGTTATACGACATATTAGGTTTTGCAGGAGTCCATCTTCCTCCTGCTGAAGCATTAAGTACACCAATAATAGGCATTACGCAATCACATCTCCCGATACTATCCAAGTATTACTTGCACGCTTAATTAACGTAGCAACGCTCCACTGAGTTCTAAGTTTCAACCCAGGTGTTCCATTAATTATAACACCAACTCCTGGGGTTATTGTGGTTTGTCCAGTTCCAGTTTGTGCAATAATAATTTGTGCTCCAATTGCAAAGTTTACTGAACTTTCTGGAGGAACAGTTATTGTATTTGCTGTTGCAACGCTCATTTCAACCTGAGTAGCCGCATCTGTCAACTGCAAGGTATAGTTTGATGTTCTACTGGTAATTGTTAAATTTAATGGAGAATATTGGCCAGACAATCCTGTAACTGCTGACTGAGGGATATTTTGGAAGGTATTAAGCGTACCGTCCATTGTTTTGTTTGTTAAAGTTTGTGTAAGTGTTGTTCCTACAACGGCTCCTGCCCCAACACCGTGTATCCCCGTTGTAAGCCCTGAGTGTGTTGTGATTCCCCCTGTAACAAACGCAGTGCTTGCAATTTTTGTTGTATTATCTCCTGCTGTTGGCGTTGTTGTCAATAGCGGAGTGCCAGTAAATGTTGGAGAAGATATTGGCGCATAATTTGCAGATGCTGTTGTTTCCTTTAAATATCCCTGATTAATAACAAATTGTGTCGTGGCAATTTGTGTAGTGCTTGTATCTGTAGCAGCGGTTGGTGCTGCTGGAACTCCCGTGAATACTGGAGAAGCAAGATTTGATTTTGTAACGAATGTTGAGTCAACTGCGACCGCTAGAGCCTTAACGTCATCAGCAACGTCTACTGGATCTGTATTTAACGGATAGGGTAAAGAGTATACATCAGTAAGACCGCTAGGCATATAAAAATTATACCATTCTTAACATTATGGAACAAGATCGCCAGTGACAACCCAAGAGTTTGTGTCTCGCTTAATCAATGTTGCCAATGACCATTGAGTTCTTGTTTTGAGGCCTGGGGTGGCGTTTGGAGTAAAACTATTTCCAGCGATAGTAACCTGTCCTGTGCCAGTTTGCATGATAGCAATATATGTTCCTACAGGGAAAATAGTTGTAACAGATTCATTTGGTATTGTTATTGTGGTTCCAGATGATGAATTAACCTCAATCATTTTGCTTTGATCTGATGCAACCAAGGTATACGAGGCATTTCTTTGATTTGTTCCAATTGTTTGAATTGGATTAGTCAATGTTTTGTTTGTCAGCGTTTGTGTTCCTGAAATAGTCACAACTTCATTTGTTCCAGTACCATCAAAGGAGTACATTTTTCCTGAACTGTCTACTTTGGCAACAGTTGTTGCACTACTATTCCATCTTTGTAAATCTGCGGTTTGAGCAATAACGCCCTGAATAGTTAATGGAACAATAGTGCTACCACTTGGCTGAATAAAGTTTCTTGTATCATTGTTGTCATTTGATGATGGAATCATTTTGACATAAGTAGAAGCAAGGCTTGTTCCAACAACAGTTTCTAACGACACAAGTCTTGCTTGCACCGTAGTTGCTGGATTTATTGGATCGTATGAAGTATATCCAATTGCGTTTCTAGTTTTTGTAATGTCATCATTGATTGTAGCCAAATGTGACTCTACGCTGTTTGGAAAAATAGATCCTGTTATTCCACCCGTATGATAATATTTAAAGGCTTCAACAATGTCTGCTTTATCTGATAATGTTGGAACAGTTACTTGATAGTTTGTTCCAATATTAGTAGTCAAAGCAGTTCACCTTTTATGATTATATCATTTAGTTTGAGGCCATAATTACCCAGTTTGTTCCATTTCCCACCAAAATGGCCCATTTTCCTGCTGTAGCGGATAGAATTGACGTTGCTGCTGTTCCAGAATTTATTGGCAATACATTTGATGATGCGGAATTAATTGCAAATGCAGCAATTGTTTTTACTAAAAGAACTCTGCCAACGGTGGCAGTTGGTAAAGTTACTGTACAAGTAGCAGTAGTGTTGAAAATAATAGACATGTCCGTTGAAGAAACGGTATATGTGGCAGCGGTTACAGGCGTTACAGTAGATAATGCACCAATAATCAATTGATTAAGATTTGGTGAAGTTGTGGTTGATAAGTCTCCTGATGCTGAGTTAGTAACAACTCCAGCAGTTGAGAGTGATGCAATTCTTACATTTCCGCTTGCATCAATAACGAATGGTGTGCTGTCTGGATTTGCGCTATCTTCAACTACAAGAGCATTGCCAGATCCAGTTTGTGTAATTCTTAATGCATTACCAGCGCTATTATCGGAAATTACAGATTGACCAGAAAATACTGAGTTTGCGTATGAAAGCGCTGTCCAAGCATCGTTTCCATTGCCAATTTTCCATCTTCCAGTGTCTGTTTCAAGGCCCATTTCTCCTGCTGCAAGAGTCGGATTATTAGTGGTCCAATTTGCGGAGGTATCTCTACGCATTTGGATTCTGACAGACATATGTTAATTATACCTTATGCAACAAGATCGCCAAATGCTAACCAAGAGTCCGTTCCGCGCTTAAAAACAGTAGCGGTTGACCATTGAGTTCTAAGTTTTAAACCTGGTGTTCCGTTTACCGTAACTGCCCCACTTGCTGGAGCGATGGTAGTTTGCCCAGCACCTGTTTGAGTAATGGTTATTGTAGATCCAATTGGGAACGCAACGCTAGCATTGGTAGGAATAACAAAGTTATTTGCAGAAGCATTGCTTATTTCTACAACCTTATCTCTATCACTTAGTACCGCTGAATAAGATGTTGTTTGTGCATTAATTCCTACAGTAATCTGTGGAGTGTTTAAGGTGGGCGTATTTAAGGTTGGAGTATTAAGAACTGGGCTTGTCAAAGTTTTATTTGTTAGCGTTTGTACAGCATTCAAGGTTACGTTATCTGGATTAGAAAGTGCTGTCCAAGCAGATCCTGTCCACATATATTGAACGGTATCGTCTGAATCTACCCAAATTTGTCCAACTACTGGTGATGTTGGTGCTGTTGCTTGATACTTAGAAAATGGATAAAGGCTGGTATCTGCAACACCATTTACCCATTCAGATCCAGTCCAATATAAAACGTTGCCTGTTGATGTATTGACAAAAACATCCCCAATTGCTGGGTTTGATGGATTTGACGTTCCAGTAGAAATATTTGAGGTTCCATTGGTTTCATAAATACCGTTGAGTGAAAATGAAAGATTTGCTGTAGACGACCTAATATAGATTACGTCATTAGTCATTACTGGAAATCTAAAGGTTTCCATCGAATTTGCAACTGGAACAAGAGCGTCATATGCAATATATGAATATTGTGACTCAGACGAACTTCCTTGTGGCTGTATCCATATTCTTACATTTGCAGCAATTGTAGGAGATTTATTTGTGGCAATAACCGATACTAATGCTGGCCTAGGTGCGGTATATAGAATAGTGTTTGTCGTAGCGGCAGGATTAGATATCGCTAGACGAGTAATGGCCATATTAAAATTATATCATTCAGGTTATCTTGTATATGCAAAAAGATAAAAAGAACTTCCAGCAGCAAAAGACCCAGTTGATGGGAAGAAGTCTAGTTGTGTTATTTGACCAGTAAATGAACTATTTTGACCAAAAATAAAGCCTATGTTACAGTTTGCAGTGTATCCTGAATTTGGCACTGTTCCTTGCTTACATTGAAAGTTTTTATAAACATTTGTCTTTGAATATCCAAAAATTTGAATAAAATTAGAGGAAAAATAGCCAGTTGCCCATCTTGAATCTGGAATTGTACTCAGATCAAAGGAAGATGCCGCAGTTCCCTGAGATCCAGTAACTGCCCACGCTGTTGTGGTTGCTGCATAATTATAATCATTGTATGTTGTTGTTGTTAATCCATTAAATCTCATTTTCATTGTTGTTAGTGCCCCAGCGGTTCCTCTTGCCGAATAAAATACAACTAAATCTTTATAAGTAGATGGAATTGAAGAAAAGGTAACAGTGGCAGTATCTACAGAAAGTTCTGATTGTGCAAGCAAAACATCATTTCCTAAATCAGACATTAGTTTGCTCCAGTTGCATATAGAGATATTCTAGAGTTAGCAACAAAATTTGCATCCAAACTAAGAACGGTAATTGAATCTACAGTATTGGTAGATTTCCAAAGACCAGATGACTCTGTTACTTGTCCTCCGCTGGTATTTTGATCATGACCGCCTTGAGTATATACAGTAGTAAATATTGATGTATTGTTGTATCCATATATATATATTCGATATCCACAAAAAGTATTTGCTAGTCCAGATGCGCCTGGTATTGACAAATTACAGCAAGATGTTGCTGGATCTGTTAATGTTGCTAAAATATTTGTTGTTGTACTTTTTAAACAGTTTCTGTTTAAAGTTGCATAATTACTTGTTGCATCATTGTTAAATCTTAGCCCCACATAAGAATATACGTTTGCTCTATCGCTTCTTAAACTTAATTCTAAAATTAAAACTTTTAGATTGCTTCTATTTGTTATATTTGAAAAAGTAATTGAATTTGTTGAGGAAGACAAAGAAATTTGCCCCATATTAAAGGTAGCCATTATCCCTTCCTCAATCCATATAATATAAAAGAACTTTCGGCAAGGAAATTTCCTGATGGTGAGCCGCCGCTATATCCAGTAATTAAAGAAATTTTATTAATAGCAGATGTTGATCTCCATTGATATAGTCCAGATTCTAATATTGTTGTTCCTGTTGATGCCCTCCTTGACCAAACACCATAAAATTTTTTAAATTTTGTAGTTGTATAGTCATCTATATACATTTCAATTTGGCATCTTCTTATCCAAGGAACTGAACTAGGGCCAGGGACTGCAATATCCATCGCAGTAACATTGCTTTGAGAGTTATTGGTAACTGCCGCAGAAACCAAGGTTCTTGAATAGTTTGAGCCTGCATCATCATTAAATCTAATTCCTGGATATGATTCAGTGTTACCACTAATATTTACACTCAATGCTAGCGCTCCATAAACAACTAAGGAGTCATAGTTTTGCGGAATATTAGAAAAAACAATGCTTGAGGAGCCCATAACTGCTTGCGCCAAAACATCTACTTGGACTACATTAGTGTTTGAAGACGAAACAATTCCATTCACCATCATAGCAAATGCATTATCCTGTAATCTGGAGTAATTTGTGGAACAAAAGATTCTGCATCTTCCTGAGAAAACCCTAAGTCAATAAATTTTTTGATAGAATTATTTCTTTTTTCTATTTGTTGATCATATTCTTTTTTCAGTTCAGTAGCGATAATTTCATTTTGCGCTTTATCCTTTTTTAATTGATCTTTTTCTTTTTTTGTATACTGTCTTTCTATTATTTCGCCAGTTTCAACATTAATTTCAATTACGTCTGCCATCTTTTTCTCCTATAGTGAAAGATCTCCCACAACTACCCACTCATCTGTATTAATTTTAATTAATGTACAAGAGGAGTATCGTGTTCTTAGTTTAAGTCCAGGTGTTCCATTTACCGTTACCCCTACTGCTCCTGCAACTGTGGTTTGGCCAGCATTATATTGTAAGATATCAACAGTTGTTCCAATACTAAATGATGCAGTTGCATTTGTTGGAATTGTCAAAGTGTTTGCTGTTGCAAAATTCATCAAAATTATATCGCCAGCGTCTGACAAAGCAAGAGTATAGGCTGAGGCACTTTGAGTTAAAATAGTTCTTGGAAGTGCTGCATAATTATCAACATATGCTTTTGTTGCAGCAGAAAAATTTGTTGTTGGCGTTGGAATCGTTACGGTCCCAGTGAATGTTGGCGATACAAAGGTAGACTTTTCATTGGCAATTTCTGTCAGAGCGGCTTGAAGTGTATTTGCAGAAATATCGCCAGTGGGCTCAGTAAATACTTGTACCGCTGGCACCGCTGTTGTTGGTCTTGCATACCCAGGCATATTTAAATTATAGCATTTTGTGCTAATTCTTCATTGCGTTCTGCTGCGCTCTTAATTTCTGCCGCCAAAACTACTGCCTCGCGGTCTGCGGGGATTTCAGTAATAGTTGGATCAGCAAGCATTCTCTGCACTTCCATCTGAAAGATTTCTTCCATAGCAATACGAGCACGTTCGCTGGCAGCATTTTGAATCCATTCCGCTGGATCTGAAGCAACGTAAGCAAGAGCCTTATACTGTGCCTCTGTAAGAGTAACCGTATATTCCATATTTTTATTATACCTTATCCTAAGAAATATCCTGAAAAATGTGAATGTCCCATATAAACACTTGATCCAGAAAGTGATTGCCAGTCACCCACAGAAACATAATCATTAACATTTAAACTTAAAACAACAGACTGTGACCAAGCCGAGCCAGAGATCATATTAAGATTATTATATGATGTATTATTAACCTTTATGGTCATTCTATTTGTTGCTGTATTAACAAAAAGAGATGTTGTAAATAAATATTTACCAGCAATTGGCGCTGTAAATCTATAAGTAGATGTATTAAAATGGCTTCCTACGTTTACTATTGCATTATTAAAAGGAAAGTCTGCGCCGTTTGTAAGCGTATAACTTGATTCTGCGCCCCTAGCATAAAAATATGGCTGATATGGCATTGTAACTCTACCAGAGGAATCTATTATCATTCTTTGTACGCCGCCAGTATAAAAAACATTGTTTGATCCGAGGAGCATCAGGGGGTTTGCTGTATCTGCTCCTGTTTTTTGCAAAAATTCAAATCCATTAACAGCATTTTCGAATAAATTGACAAAATTTGTTTCTGCTGCACCAGCACTTCTATTCCAAGATACACTTACTCCGCCTTGATTGATAGATGGGTGTAGTGTTGCAGTATTGTATTGTCCAATTAAACTGTATCCACCAGTAACATGTAATGTAGATACTGGATTTGTTGTTCCTATTCCAACTCTATTATTTGCAGAATCTACATATAAAGTATTTGTGTCAACAGTTAAATTTCCCGCAATATTTCCCGATGAAGCAGAAAGATTTCCAGATACTGCAATATTAGCAGCAGAAGCAGTTCCTGTAAAATTTGGTGATGCAATAGGAGACTTTTCATTGTCTAATTCAATAATTGCATCTGCAACCGTAGTGGCAGAAATATTACCAGTTGGCGTGAATGGATTCAATGTTTCTTGTGCTGGAATTAAATATCCTGGCATAAAAAGATTATATCATTTAAAGTTATTTGGTAATATGAGTTTTTTTTCTACTATTTTTTGTTCTGGTGGAGTGGGAGAGTTTTTTGTTCTAGGATAATAAATATTGTTTATGATCAAGAACTGCTCTAATCTTTCATTCGCCATCCAACCTTCAAATTCTTGCCACACCATCCAATTTTTTGTTACTACATAATACTCTGCATATGGCTGATATGCGGCATAAACACCTATTGGGCCACTAGATTCACTAATTACTTCCCATAGATCTACATCCTCAAACCTTATTGGCCTATTTCCATTCCACGGCATTGGTTCTGGAGCGTATTGCCAAATACGATCATAGTTCATCCAATTTTCTTCAAAAAACTCTCCGTCTTTTGACAAATTAAGAATTTGTTCTGTTACTTTCCATCGTGGCACAAATATATTTTACCCTAAAATAATTTTTTTAGTGTATCATGATATAATTTTGTGGTCGAAAGGGCTTTTATGACTGTAAAAATAGGAAATTTATTTCCTGGAGAACTAAAGCCAGACACAACCGTTGCAGGATGCATAGATATTTTTGAAAATGTGTGGCCTGATCCTTTAGGGACTATTGCAAAAGTTGAAGATGAGTCTGGCAAAAAAGATTCTGGAATGAATTGGGTTAGAGCAACAACATTGGGCCAAGGGACAAATCAAAATTATAGAACAAACTATCATCTTGGAATAACCGTTTCGGCGTGGCAAGACAATAACTTGCTAGCGCAGAATATTCATAATCAGATGTACCTTCTGCTTCTTGCCGCAACCACTCCTTATGCTCAAAAGCACAATATTCCATATTTATTTCATGAGGACTATCAAATGCTTAGATACTCTGGTGGTCAGCATTATAAGGCTCACTCTGATGGGAATACCGATAGCGGAAGAACGGTTTCTGCAATTATTTATCTTAATGATGATTATGTTGGTGGAGAAATAGAATTTGTAAATTTTGGTATTAAGATAAAGCCTCAAAGGGGTATGTTAATTTTGTTTCCATCAAATTATGCATATAGTCATATCGCTCACCCCGTAACAGAAGGAACCAAATATGCCTTGGTTACTTGGATTAAGGATAGAGAAATATGTCAATAAAAAAATTTAATGAAAATGGTTATGTGCTTATAAAAAATGCCTTGAACAAAGATATTGTAGATATTATTACTCAATACGCTCTTTTTGATGAAATACAAGATTTTAGCCCAGATACCCTGCAAGTAGTTGGCGCTCATGCCAAATATGCCGACCCTGCGATGGAATCTCTTCTTTTATATTTTCTTCCATTAGTAGAAGAAAATACTGGTCTTGAACTATATCCAACCTATTCTTTTTATAGAGTATATAGGAATGGCGATATTCTTGAGCCACATACCGATAGAAATTCTTGTGAAATATCAATAACTGTTTGCTTTAATTATAATTATGATGATGAAAAATATTCTTGGCCAATCGTGATGGACGGGCAAAAAATAACAATGAAGCCTGGAGATATTGTAATATACAGAGGAACTGAATTAGAGCATTCACGAGGGGAATTCAAGCCTCCTCTGGATTCGTGGCACGTTCAAGGCTTCTTTCACTATGTAGACGTTAATGGTAAAAATGCTGAATATAAATATGATAAAAGATTATCCTTGGGGCTTTTGCCAAATCAACAATTAAAGAAGCCATATATTCAATATACTGGGAGATAGAATGAAAGTTTTAGTTGTTGGTGGGGGAACTGCTGGATTAATGACAGCAATTATTTTAAAAAAACATTTGAACTATCAAATCGATGTTGTACGATCTGAAAAAATAGGAATTGTTGGTGTTGGTGAAGGATCTACAGAACACTTTAAAGAATTTTTAAACTTTTGCGGAATAGATCAATATTCAATACTAAAAGAATGTGGCGCAACATATAAGGGTGGAATTCTTTTTGAAAATTTTGGATCAAAAACTTATATGCATAATGTATCTTGTCCTTTTGATAGCCGTGCCGCGCAATATAGTTATGTTTATGGAAAGCAAATTGCTGAAAATAGCGAATATATGCAATCACGGCTTATATGGGAAAATAAAATAAATTCTTGGCACATGAATAGACTACATGATATGCCATTTAATCAATTTCATTTTGATACATTTAAACTCAACAATTTTCTAACAAAATTTTCACAGCAAATTGGAATAAATTTTTATGATGATGAAATTATTGAAGTTGAGTTAAACCACAATGGCGAAATTGATTGTGTTGTAGGAGAAAAACAATCATACAATTATGATTTTTATATTGATTCAACTGGTTTTAAGAAAATACTAATGTCAAAACTTGGTAGCAAATGGATTTCTTTTAGCAAATATATGAAAATGAATTCTGCAATAACATTTCAAACAGAAGAAACAGACGAATACAATCTTTGGACACTTGCAGAAGGAATGAAATATGGATGGCTATTTAGGCTTCCCACGCAAGAACGTTATGGCAATGGATATATTTTTGATGACAGATATATTGATATTGATAAAGCAAAATTTGAAGTAGAACAGTTATTTAAAAAAGAAATAAATATTGGAAGAACGTTTAAATTTGATCCAGGTTGCATAGATAGGCCTTGGATAAAAAATTGTGTTGCTGTTGGACTAAGCAGCCTATTTGTTGAACCTTTAGAAGCAAGTTCTATTGGTAGCACAATACAACAGGCATTTTTATTAATGCATAGGATTTCTGGATACAATGAAAAAGTTATAGAATCATACAACAAATCTTTTAGCGATATTGTTGAAAATATTAGAGATTTTATTGTTTTACACTACATAACCGATAGAAGAGATACTGAATTTTGGTTAGATGTTTCTCAACAAGAGATTCCAGATTCCTTGGCGGAAAAGTTAAAAGTTTGGAAACATCGGCTACCCATTAAAGAAGATTTTAACGATTATTCTGATTATATAATGTTTTCAGAAAGCAATTTTATTGTCGTTATGCATGGATTGAATATGTTTGATAGAAATTCGATAAAATTAGAATATGAAGCAAAACAGTCTTGGATTCATGAAAGTGCAAACAATATAATTGCAGAACAAGTATCTAATGAAAATATAGTAAAAACTATTGGACATAAAAACTTTATAAAAATAGTAAAAGAATATCTTTAATTAAGAAAGATATCTTACTATAACTACTCCTGGTCCACCGAAACCTGCACTAGCATTTGCACTATGACCAGTTCCACCTGAACCAGAGCCAGTATTTGTTCCAGCAGAAGTAGACGATTGACCTCCACCAACAGTTCCTGGAGTTCCTCCTCCTGAGCCGCCAGTTCCAGCGGTATGTCCAGCAGTAATTCCTCCCCCTCCACCGCCAGCACGAATTACAGCAGTTCCATTAATTGAATTTGTTAATCCACTTCCTCCTGGTCCTGCTGGCTGCCCTCCGCCACCAGAGCCGCCTGGAAATCCCTGTCCAGATGATGCAGCACCGAATGTAGCGCCTCCTGGTTGAGCATTTGTTCCAGCAGATCCTGCTCCTCCGCCGCCGCCGCCAGCATGAGGCGAGGCTCCTGATCCACCACCGCCACCACCAGAGCCGCCATTTTTTCCTGTTTGTCCTCCAGCGGGATTATTGTTTACTCCTCCAGGAATGGTAGCCGCAGCATTGTGTGTTCCTCCCCCTCCACCGCCAGTGGCGGTCACTGTATGAAAAACAGAGTTTTGTCCATTTTCTCCAACATAGTATGTGCCATTACCAGGTCCATAGTTTGTTCCCTCTCCTCCAGCCCCCACAGTCACAGGATATGTTCCAGGAGTCATATTAGAAAATGTTCCAGTTAAATATCCCCCTGCTCCGCCTCCTCCAGAGAGTCCAGTACCACCCCTACCTCCTCCAGCAAGAACTAAATACTCAACATTTGCAATGCCCTCATTAATAACAAACGATGTTGGACCATTCGTGGCAAATGTATGAATGGTATATCCTCCAGCGGTGGTGATTGATCCACCACTTGCATTCAATGTTTGTGAAACAGCATTCATGCTAAAAAATGTTGGATACTTTAATCTTGATACCGCCATGCTATGTCAACTCCGATACAAATGCCACAAATGAAAGAGTATTAGCGCTTGAAGAAACTCTAATAAATTGAGAGTTTGACAATGTTATTCCTACAGTAATAAAGGAAGTATCATTTGCAGCAACTGAGGCACCATATACAATATGATCTGCTTGTGCTGGTGTTCCCGCTGAATCCATTATTGCAATTCTAAATGTTGCAGGACTTGCAGAAGTATTGCATACAGCAATAGTTGAAATAACAGCACTTGAAGAGGCAGAAGTTGAATATAAGGTTGCATAGGTTGATACTGATGCTGTACCCTGAACTCTTGAATTTTTATATGCTCTTGCCATAGTACTCCTATTTTATCATGCGCCCATAAGAAAGAATCCATCTATATCTTCTGGAACATCTCCAACGATAACCCATGATGATCCATTATAAACTCTTAATGCAAACGTTACGCTGTCTACCCATAAATCTCCAGTTGTTCCTCCTGGTGGCGCTGTAGGTTGATATGGAACAACAATAGATCCTGCTGCTGTAGATAACCAGTTTGATGTTTCTGAACTATATACATATATTGGCTTTGCTGAAGATTCTGAAATAACTCCATCACTATCAACCCAGATCATGCCGTCTACTGGATTAGATGGAGCAGTTGGAGAGTATGAACTAATTCCTGCACCAATCCTAATATCATACTGAATAATTCCATAGGCAGAAAAAGATACATTGGCAGAAGATGCTCTAACTTTAATTAAATCATTTTGATTTACAGCAAACCTAAAAGTTTCATATGAGTTTGATGCGTCGATTGGAAGATCGTATACATAATAAGCATATTCTGATTCAGTAGAACTACCGCTTGGCTCTACCCAAATTCTAATAGTTGCAGCAGTTGTCGTTGATTTATTTGCAGCAATAATTGAGACTAAATATTGGTTGTCACTTGTTAATAGAGTAGTTGCTGTATTTGCTGAAGGATTTGCAATACCAAGTCTTACGAGGCCCATTTTTTAATTATACCCCCAGCCACCATGAATTAGAAAGGGCAACATCTGTTGAAACAGCACCAGTCATTGTTTGAGCACCAATTTCTACCCAAGTTGAGTCATAATAGATATATGTCTTAAGACTTGTAGTGTTTAACCACATATCTCCTAATGATGGGGATGCTGGAGGAACGTCTGCTGTAGTAATAGTTGATCCACCACCGCCACCACCACCTGATCCAATGGCAATCCAAGATGAGCCATCATAAACTCTTAGTTCATTAAATGAGGTATTATAGTAAATTTCACCAGCAGTCCCTGATGCTGGATTGCTGGATAAATTAACTATTCTCTGTGTACTAAGAAGTCTTTTTGCCATATCATTCTACTTTCTGGCTTGGGAGGGTAGCCGAAACTACCCTCCCGTTAGCCATATTAACCTACTACAACCACTCTATATGCATCTACTGCTGGAGCAACAGCAAATGATACGGTAATAGTATTGGTATCTGTTCTTACTACATCACATTCTACTGTGTCGTGTAGTGTCTTATCATACACCTGAACTTGAACATCTCTAGTTCCCAAATTATGAACTACAGGAATTGATGTTAGAGATGCATTTCCGATATCTTGTGAATACTTTCTTGTGTATGTAGAAAGTGCAGAAGTGATATCTGATGTGAGCGCTACTGTTCCAGACTCATCTTTGAAGGTAATGGTTCTGTCAGCAGTGGGATCAGTGAAAACCAACGTTGTTTCATGAACGTTTGCCGTTCCTTCAATAACGATATTATTATCAGACAAATACAAGCCAGAAACTGTTGGGCTAGTAATTGTTGGTGATGTAAGCGTCTTATTAGTTAATGTCTGTGCAGTATTGTGATCTACAGTGATGGATGTATCAATGCTAAATGAATTTCCAGTTAGCGTTAGACCATTTCCAGCAACGTAGGTTCCTGATCCAGAGAACTGTGACCATGTTTGACCAGAGAAACTGGTAAGGTAATGATTTGTCTGCACCCATGCGGTACTTGCGTATGTAGTGCCTTCCATTACGAATACCGCTGCACCAATTAATTCTTGGTATGTATCTGCATCTACCGCTCTTGAAAGGGTATATGTAGATCCGTCATCAGCATATACATAAATGCCATTTTCTGAACCAGTTGTTTGATTCTTGAGCAACAATCTGTAACCATCATCAGTGTCGTCAAGTGCGGCATGGCCGTCAATAACAAGAGTTCCTGATGTTCCAGTTAGTGCAATATTGCTTGTCGCCAATAGGTTTACAGCGGTGTGCCAGTCAAGGCCTGAAACTGCTGAATCAACATACTGCTTGGTTGCTGCTTCAAGTGGATTTTGTGGATCTGCATTTAGGGTGACAGTTCCTGGGAAGGTGACTGCATTTGGAAGAGATAGTGTTACAGATCCAGATACTGTGCTAGCAGAAATCTGATTTGCTGTTCCCTCTACCGCAAGAACACCGTCATTTGTCACTGTGAGCGTTGCGCCAGAAACTGATGTGCTGATTCCTGTTCCACCAGAAATCGTTACAGACGCACTATTGCTAGATGCGCTTATTGAGCCAGAATCTGATTCAATTGTCTTAAAGATATTCTGTGAAGAACCCTTATCTGTATTAGTAAGAGATACAGAGGCACCCTCACCAGTTCCAGTTGCTGAAATTCCATCGCTAGCAGATACTGATGCAACATAATCGCCTGTTGTATCTGTGCCAAGAACGACTGAATTTGCTGCTACGCTATTTGCTACGCTTGCTGTTGTTGCGAATGTTGCAGATGCGGCAGTTCCAGTAGTATCTGATGAAATTGTGCTTTCAAGACTGATTGTGTATATTCCAGCAGATGCTGTTACATCAATGTCTGTTCCTGCAACAATGTCAAGAACTGTTCCTGCGGCGAGCCACTGTGATCCGTCATAAGACTTGATCATATTTTCAGTGGTGTTATAAATAACTCTACCCTCGTAATTTCCAGATGATGGATCTGAAGAAACTACTGGGATTGTGGAGTCAACATACTTGCCTCCGTCATAAACTCTTACAACGTCAAGTACAGTATTGTAGTAAAGTCTACCTTCAAAATTACCAGAGTTGGGGTCTGCGCTGAGTTTTTCGAAGGCAGCATTGACAATTTGATTGCCTGACATATCAACATGTGTCAGAAATCTTTTCGCCATATAAACTCATCTCCTTTCTAAGATAGGTATGCCGCCCCAGCAATTGATTCAGAAAAGGTAAGCGTTATCGTGTTTCCACTGTATTGATAATCTCCTTCAATCACTTTTCCAACTAGATCGACTACCGTAATGTTTGGATTAAACTCTAAATCATGAGTTATAGTCCAAACTGTGGACGAGGAGGTTTGGTAATGGGTAAGAGCAACATCGGCAATTGCCAAGCCCATTCCGAGTAAAACTCCAGATCCCCAACCACTTTCTGTTTTTGGTCCAAAAATGTATCCAGTAGTTGTATTGATATATTGATCACCTACAAGACCAATAATTGGTGATGGATCGGTGGGACCAGAAAGAACCTGCGTTCCTCTTGGCCCCTGTGGACCAGTAATAGCAGTTGCAACCTCAATGATATTTTCACAAACATTGACATTAACAACTTCTTCAACAACCGTAACCTCAACAACTGAACCATCTGCGGTAACTGTTGTAGCCATTACTTTGTTACCTCTGGGGTTACGATAAATTTACCTTCAATTAGTCTTGTTACAACATTTCCAGATGAAACAAGTTCTAAGTCATATACATAATCTTTTGCGGGAACAAGTTCTGTAACAATACTTGAGATTTCAACATCAATTGTTCCTGCTTCCCCGCCCAAAACAATTCCGTCTGTGCTATCAAGGCTAATGATTGCTGTTTTACTTATATACTTTTCTCTAACCTGCATTCTTGCAGAGTATCCAGTAAGATCTACTGGTTCATTATTGATAGCATAAGTAAATTGCTGAACATAAGTAGATCCTTGAGGACAAACGATGTTATACTTTCCTGGGATCATGCTCAACAACTCCTTTTATTTTACTTCTATTATAACAGGACTTCATTGTTATTAAATCGTTACCGTGAAAAATTTGACACCTTCACAAAAGGTGCTTATAATTTCTTTTTATAAAAGAGAGAGAAAAAAGAAAAGTATCTCTACCCTAGCAGAAAGGTCTTTCGTGACCCAATTTTCAGTTCTTGATCATGGATATGTTCGTTTAATTAATAATATGGGTTCCGACCTTGATATTGTAAATGCTGCAAGAGTTAGTTTTGATAAAGAAGTTTCAGATCTTTCTGATTCTGATATTAAACTCATCAACTTCTTGGTAAAGCATAAGCACGATTCTACCTTGAGACATTGTGTGATGACTTTTGAGGTTTATGCTCCTCTGATGGTTGCTAGACAGTGGTGGAAACATCACATCGGATCTGCTGCCCTTGATGATCAGGATGGGTGGAATGAATCATCTCGTCGCTATGTAACAGAGAATGAGCAATTCTATATCCCTGCCATTGATGCGTGGCGCTCAGTACCCGAAAATCGCAAGCAGGGCAGCGGTGAGCCGATTGAATTGGATAAGGCGGCTAAATACCATCAGGCAATGATTCGAACCGTTAGAGATGGCCACAATCTTTATTTAGAGGCACTTGCAGATGGTGTAGCGCCAGAACAGGCAAGACTTCTTCTTCCTGCCTATGCTATGTATGTCCGTTGGAGGTGGACGGTAAGCCTAAATGGACTTCTTCATTTCCTCTCACTCCGCCTTGGTCATGGTGCTCAATATGAAATCGTAGAATATGCTAAAGTTATCAATACGATTGTTGAAGAGCATTATCCAATTACAACAAAAGCATGGAATGAGTTCAGAGTTGATTCATAATTATGTTTCTCCCCGCGCAAGAAAGCGTGCCGCTAAGTGGCGTCTTGTTGGCATGATCAAAACTTGGCGGGGATGCATAGATTGTGGATATAATTCTCATCCTGAAGCATTACAATTTGATCACATAAATAATGATAAGAAAGACAATGTATCAAATTTGATACGAAGCGATTATGCTTGGTCAACTATCTTAAATGAAATAAATAAATGTGAGATTCGATGTGCTAATTGTCACGCGGTAATGACTGCTCATAGGAAACGCGCATATCGTGAATCTGAGCCATCAACTGTTCATTTTGAGTCTTTAGGGCAGCAAGATCTTGACGAAGAAGTTCATTCTCAGCAATCAATTCCTCTATCTTTTGACGAGCCTCCGATAATTCTAGGCGAAGTTCCTGCATTGTCATCTGCATGGTTTCGACGGCTTCTCCCGAAGCACCAGCAATAACGCCATAAATATCGGCAAGATGCTTTTTTCTATTTAAAAACCATGTAAAGAACGCAGCAATTGGAGCGGCAAGAACACCAACAATTGCCAAGATAAATGAACTATCCATTTACCGCACTCCTCTTTAGCATAAGATAAATATCTAGTGATCTAAAACCACTTGCAAGAAACATTCCAAACCAAATAAATGCCAAAATTATTGGCAACCAAATTCCAGGGTATCCAACATAAATCATCTGAGCAACATACATAATGGTTACAGCAAAAGAGGCAGCGCTTATTGCTAGCCACCCCCACATCTCCCCCAAAACTGCATATACTGGCTTTGTTTTTCTATTGCAAAGAAGTGCAGACATAACTATCCCTGAAGCAACCATCATGTATACAGAAACAAGATTTATCATGACAACAATTTGTGGAGATGGTGCATTTTCTGGCCAGTATGGACTGACAAGTGCAAAGGCTCCTGCTAAAAAGATAACAAAGGCGGTATAAAAATCAAAAGGGCGCTGTCGCAAATTATTACGAAGCACCCCTTTGATATTACTCATTACTCAGCAGCACCCTTGCCATAACGTGGATCTGACTTATCAAAGTAGTTCTTGATTACTGGTAGCACGGCTACAACTGCTGAAATCAAGGCTCCTAGCCAGAGTTCTCCATCTAGAGGAATTGTTCCATTGTTAGATGTGAGAATGACAAGAACGGCGGTAATCAAAGCGGAAATAAATACATTAAACCATGACTTAAGCATAGCCTTAGTTTGCTTTGACATAAGCAATTCTCCTTTTGTAGTTGTGAATTAATTATATCAAAGTTTGTGGATATAGTGTGGATTAAAGTTCAGCAGAAAGCGCTAAATATCCAGCAGAATTATTTGCATTTATTAGCGCATAAGTTCTATATGCTGTTGCTCCAGTAACAGTTGATTGAATTAGCGAAACATCATTTCCAGAATTTATAGTTGAAAGTGAAATTGCACTCGGTGTCAATCCTGTAATCCAATCATTTACAAAAAGCCCAGATGCCTCAATAGACGTAGGGGTTGTCCTCATTGTAGTTTTATGATTTATTTGTGTATAAACAAGCGTTGTGCTTTGTGCCATTCCTAGACCATAGCCAGAATATGGTTGACCACCAGCAAATTTTTGATAATATCTCTGACACTCTCTTAATTCTTGTGCATATGATTTAAATTCAAAAGGGGTAGCAACTGGACCTGTTTCTAACTGTACTCCCGTAATTTGCCAATAGTTGTTTGTAGATGAGGCAAGATTAGTTTGTCCAACAGCACGGCGGTTTGCAGTATACGAAATCCAAGAGGTTGTAAGTGATGATCCAGAAGAATATTCTGGTCCACTTGCTAGCCAAAAATTTATTTCTAAAGAGCCGCCATTGTCATTATTCAAAATACCTGTACTATCAGAAGGAATGGTTACTGCAACCTTTTGCCAAGTTGCTGAGGAACTTATTGTATATGGTGCAGATACATGACGATTGTTGTCAGTATCAAAAATTTCAATAATAAAAGTTCCCATTACGTTTGACTTTACCCAAAAAGAAAGAGTTAACTGTTGAGCAGATGCCGTACCCTTAGCAATTCGTTGAACATCTTGACCCTCTAGTTTTTGATTTACAATAACATAGTCTCCAGTTGTAGGAGAAGCGTCAGCAGTTGTGCAAAGAACCTTTAAAGACTTTGAGAAGCCAGATCCAGTCGGAGCATCATTTTCAATTGTCTGTGTCCAAGTTCCTAAAGCAGACATTGGAAACTGCCACCTATCCGCAGTATAATAGCCACTAGTTGTAATACCAGCAACGCTGGCAGATCTTTGGGCTACCTGCATAGCCCCGTTATAGAGTAAATTTCTATTAGGATAGGGGAAACTTCCTGTCATTGCCCCCGTCGAATCAAGCGTAATTGCGGCGGTAGTTGCAGAAGGATGCTTAAAATTAACTGCTTGTACTGTACTCATTATGCCGCCTCATATGTAAACATAAATAATATCGAATCCCCCGAGCCCCATGTAAATGGAACAGTGGATGCGGTTGCAGCAACACTTGCATAGGTTCCCGATGCTGAATAAATATATGACATTGCGCTTGTTGCATTATTCCACGTTACCATTCCAAAATATTGGTTAGAACCAAAATCATGATACGTTGCGACCCCCAAAGGTGCAACTGTTGGCAATAAATAATCTATAGAAGTTACTGGTAAAGATACTGAAACATTTCCAGTTATTGCTGAGGTAGATCCCAAAGTAAATCGAGCATATACTGTAACAGTTTTACCTATTTGAACATATCTTGTAACCGATGTTCCATTTCCTACAGTAATATTGGTCCATGTTGCACTATATGAACTCCAAGCCCCCGCTCCCCCAGTCGGTTTTGAATCTATTTGTGTTTGTAAAGCACTTGTTACACCATCTAAATAGCCAATTTCGGCGGCAGACACAGAAGCATTCACAGAACTCAATCCTGCTAAACTTCCATCTCCACTTATTGATATTGGCATAGTTTAATTATACTCCTAGACGATTTCCGCATCTGCCCTAAATATTGGCCAGTTATATCCTGTTGTATTTCTAGAGCCAACAAATCTTCCCGTGTTTAGTCCAGAAAATCCAGTCATCTGTGTCCAAAATCCGCCTACTGTTGTGGACATGTTTGGAATAGTTGGTGAAGCAGATTGAAAGTCTCCAGTTATATGACGAAGAGTAACAGTTCCTGGCAATAGAGTAACTACGGGAGCCGCTCTCATCGGCTGATTAAAAACTCCATTAATTTCTACCGTTGTTGCATTTATTGCTTCTCCGTTAATTCCAGCACCTATTGTTTGATAGTATCTTTGACATTTTCTTAATGTGTCTCCAAAATTTTCAAACTCAAATTGACTTGCTACCGTTCCAACTTCTAACTGTGCTCCCGTAATGTCTAGCGTTCCAGAAGTAAATGAACCAAAAGTAAAATATATTTCTAAACCGTTAGTAACACCCGATGGAAGATTAGATATTTGAAAAGTATATTCAGTTGGAGTAGAGGTAACATTAATTGCTCCACTGCTAATCAAGGTTACGCCAGCATAATTGTCTGCTGAACTTGGATGGCGAGCGTACCAAGTAAGGGTCATAGGGGAACTACTAGACAAAACAATTTGATAAGTTACTGTTTTACCAACTAAATGACCGCAATTAACTGATTCAATCTTTTGACCAAAGAATCCAGAGTTTACTCCGCTTGCACCAGTTATTCTCATTGCTTTTGAAAACTCTCCAGAGCCAGAAACTTGTGCAACTGTTCCTGCACCACCTGTGGTATTTACATACCATCTATCTAATGTATAGGAGGTAACACTATTTGTCAAAGAAAAAGACGTACCCCTTTGAGCACACATCATACTTCCATTTATTAACAAGTTTCTATTAGATGGTGAAAATGAACTTCCAACCATGTATGCTGTATCACTTGTTGCTACAGAAGCGCTGGTAGAAGAAGGAATAACAAGGGTTACATTGTTTCCCCCGTCAGGCGCGGTAAGGGTAACAGATCCTGTTGTTGCACCATTTAATTTAATTGGCATTAGACCACCGTCCATGTGCTACCGCTTGGAACGGTGACAGTTGCACCAGTATTGACTGTGACTGGTCCTGCCGTCATCGCATTCTTACCTGCGGTAATGGTGTATGAAGTCGTAATGGTTATATCGTTCTCATAAAATGCTTGATCGTTTCCGCCACCCGTTGCACCCGCTGTTGCCTTTACCCATACAAGGCCTTCCGTCGCGGCGGCAGAAGCAGTCAGCACATATCCGTCTGTTCCCACACCAAGTCTCGCGGCGGTATCGTTCGCGGTAGCAACAATCAAATCACCCTTTGCATTGAGTATCGTTGCTGAAACCTTTTCATTCAACGCGGCGGTAAGTCCAGTAATCTGACTCTGTGAAAGCGTCAATGGATCTGCACCCGCAGCGGTATGATTCATTGAATGACCATAAATATTTGGATCGTCAAAATATACGTTCCATGCAGTGCCATCCCATTTCCATGTTCTTTCACCATTATTGAACAAGTCCCCTACGCTGGGGGAATTGGGAAAATCAACGGCCATATATCAAATTATACATGATTACATTCGCAAAACGGCAGCGCGAAAATTAGTATAAAAACATTCACAATATATGCTTTTCCGCTTTTCGCTAAGGCGACGGTACGCCATTACATGGCACTTTGTCTACCATTTGCGAATAGGACACTTTGCATTTTCATTATTCGTGCGGGAACTTATATAACAACCGCATAACGAACATATGGCATTTTGCCATAACTTATCACATGCGTTACATATTTCTAGACGCTTCTTGCGAATTTCAAGAAAGTCGTCACTCATCGACTGTCCCCCATTTGCCCAAAGGACATTCTGCGTCCTTGAGCCATGTCTTTAATGACATGAAACATCCACATTCTTTACATGTTCGTGTTGGACGAAAAAGTCTTTCGCAACCAAGACAAGTTCCTAGTCTCTGCCCCCGAATTTTTGCATTCGTATAATTATCACTGTCTAATAGGTCTAATGGCGTTACATCGTCTTGTTCGTTCATGCGAACATTATACAACCAAGAATGTTTGGCTGCCCCCGAAAGTTTAAAAAAATTTTATGATAAGTATTCGATCATTGCATTCAGATAATTAGGATTATCTCCTACCATACCAAGAGTTTTATTGCATCGTGAACACAAAAGGCCTCTAACACATTGTCCACAACTTGTAGGTCCAGCACAGCACGAATGATCGTGATCTACTGCAAGTCTTTTTCCAGACTCGTCTTCTTTTTTACATATTGCACATACGCCATTTTGTTTTTTCATTAGACTGATATAGTCATCTATAATCATTCCGTATCTTTTCAATACCCTTTCATGACCATAAAATGATCTACATTGTTTACAATATGTTTCAGTTTTTCTGCTTTTACCATCTTTACTAGCAAATTGATTATGTGGTTTTAACTCTTCACACACCCTGCACTGTTTATGTGTGCTAGTAATTTTCATTTTCTTTAATTTTCTTGTGTATTTTTCTTTATAGTATTCGTGAGCACAAATTTTGCAATATGACGCATACCCTCCATTACTTCCCTTTGAAAAATTATCATATGATAAAAAAGTTTGACATTTTGAGCATTTTTTCATGTAAATAGTTTACCACATTTTTAAACTATTAGTTTAGCAAAAGTTTAATAGTGGTCAGTGCGGAACGATGCGCATTTTGTAACATATGTCCGATTTGTAATAGTACGCACACATACGTCCTTTGTAAATCTTTTGCCATTATCGGCGTGTCGATTTGACAGACATTTCGGACAAAAACACTGTGATGTAGACCACAAAAAAGTTTCTGGCACATGTCCGATTTGTATGTATTCTGAGATGAGAAATGTCAGACCCCCCTGTTAGACTGAAGCCATGAAAGAGAAAGGAAAGGAGGTAAAGGAAATGACCGTAGTGTATTGCTCAGGTTG